TATTATATTCGCGCTATTTAGAAGCACTATTGATACCATCCATACATACTTAACAAAAAAGAACATAGCTACTGAGTGCATACATGGTGACATACCGCCAAGCAAACGCGCAGATACAATCAGACGCTTTCAGAATGAAGCAGACCCACGTGTACTAGTTATGCAACCACAAGCATCTGCGCATGGAATCACGTTGACTGCTGCTGATACTGTTGTCTTTTATGGACCATTGATGTCTGTTGAGCAATACATTCAGTGTATCGCACGTGCTGATCGTAAAGGTCAGGACTCAGACAAGGTAACAGTTATCCACATACAAGGCAGTCCAATTGAGAAGAAGCGCTTTAAAGACTTGGAAAATAAAGTTGACGATAATACATCGCTAACTAACCTTTTCATGGCTGAAATAAAATCTTAAAAAACTTATTGCATTTATTTTTGTTGTCTGTAAAATGTCTAACTGTAGACAAAATAATATAAGGAGAAGCAAATGGCTGATGATGTTATTCCGCTTGATAAGTTGACTAAAATTTATCGCAAGATCAAATTAGAAATCGATACGCTCACGCAAGAATACGATACAAAAATCGAATTACTTAAAGCACAGCAAGATCAAGTTAAGTTTGCATTGAAAGACCAAATGAAGGCAGTAGGTGTTAAGTCTGTTAATACTGCCTTTGGTACTGTGTCTATGATTAGTAAGACACGGTATAGCACAGAAGATTGGGATTCATTCAAGAAGTTTATTGTCGAGAATGATGTTGTTGATCTTCTGGAGAAGCGCATCGCCCAAACAAACATGGCGCGATGGTTGGAAGAAAATCCGGGCAAGGTTCCTCCGGGGCTGAACTCATTTTCTGATTTTGAAATACGCGTAACTAAACCTACTAAGTGAGACTACTATGAGCAATATAATGGCATTCAATCCATCGCAAGTTCCTGACTTCGCACGTAACAACCAACTCTCTGATACAGCGCTTGCATTAACTGGTGGTGGTACAGGTGGTGGCATCAAACGCATCTCCATCAAAGGCGGTGTGTTCCGTTTGATCGCAAGCGGTAAAGAGATGGCTGCAATCGATGAGCGTTTCTTAGACGTTATCATTGTTAAAGCTGCACCGAAAGTTAGCCGTATTTTTTACGCAGGTAAGTGGGACCCAACCGCAGCAGCGGCAGCTCCTGATTGCTGGTCGAACGACGGTGAAACACCTGATGCAACTGCAAGCAACAAGCAAGCAGCAACATGTATCAACTGCCCACAGAATCAAGCGGGTTCAGGTCAAGGTAACAGCCGTGCTTGCCGTTACAACCAACGTCTTGCTGTTGTGTTGGCTAATGATCCTGATGGTGATGTACTGCAGTTAACACTACCTGCTACATCCGTGTTCGGTAAAGAAGATGGTGACAAGCGCCCACTGCAAGCATACGCTCGCTTCTTGGCACTACAGTCTCCACCAATCAATCCAGAACAGATCGTTACTCGTATGCGTTTCGATACCGCTTCTGAATCACCTAAGCTGTTCTTCCAACCTATGCGTTGGTTGACTGATGTTGAGTACCAATCAATAACAGAGCAAGCTAACTCCTCTGATGCGCAACGTGCAGTCGTCATGACTGTAGCGCAGGGTGACGGTGTTAAACCTGCTGTACCTATTGCACTGCCACCTAAAGCTGAAGCTCCTGCTAAGAAAGCTAAAGCACCAGTCGATGCTGACGAAGAGCCAGAAGTTCGCAAAGAAGCAGCTAAACCTTCTGCTGTGCCTGAGAAGAAAAGCAAACTAGCGGACATCGTTTCTGATTGGGACGACGAGTAATTTAAGAATAGCCCAGCGGGGGGTGGCGCATGTAACACCCGCAGTGGGGGGCACGGCCTTTCGGTATTTGTTTTTTCACCGTGCTGACCCCACACCCTTAACTAAAGATAACTATGGCCTACTCACAAAAAACGATTGACAGGATCAGGTACGGTAAGAAAACACCGGGCAACCAGCTCGGTCGTTGGGCAATCCATCTTGAATTTCCTGTTACTAAAATTGCGTACGCATTAGGTGTTACGCGACAAACGGTTTACAACTGGTTCGAAGGTAAGGATGTATTCATTGCTTATCAGAATCGGGTTGACTTACTTTTAGAAATTTTTAAAACATCAAACAACGCCGATGAGGCATGGAGAAGAATATGCAAAACATACGACCTGAATCCCTAACTAACTCCGAATTGGAGCGCATGGTTTACATCAATGATGGCAAGTTACCGCCACACTGGACAGCAGAACTAATGAAACGTTTTGCATCATTAGACGTTAAAGAAGCTCACACACCTGATCCAAAACAATTGCCGCTGTTCGACTAAAACAACTAAAGGATTCACATGACCCCGCTTGAATTCCTAGCGGTTGTTTTGCCGTCCCCGAATCATGGGCTGTATTGCACATGTGAGATGACGGCTAAGAAAGAACACATCTTTGTTCAGGATACAGCCGAGTTTTATCCAAAGATTGATACGTGGGTGGAGAACAGATGTAACGTTTATTTTGCATTGGCTACGTTCGACGAGAAGGTTGCGGAGATCAAAGGCAATAAGGATAGGCGCACGATTCCGAACTCACGCTATATCAAATCTTTATTCATTGATATGGATGGCTATGCTTCCAAGAAAGAAGCGGCTTCTGCATTGAATCGTTTCTTGATGGAGACAGGGCTTGATCTACTTGGCTTGCCGTGGATTGTTTCATCGGGTGGTGGCATTCATTGTTACTGGCCGTTTGAAAAAGAAATCGAGGTTGCTCAGTGGAAACCTATTGCTGAAAATTTTAAACGTCTGTGTGTTCAGCAGAAGTTAAGAATTGATATGACCGTGACGGCTGACTCGGCACGGATACTGCGTGTTCCTGAAACGTTTAACTTCAAGGACAAGTATCCTGAGCCGCGTCAGGTGCGCATACTGTCTGAAGGCGACATATTTAATTTTGATGATTTAGGTTCGCACATCACGAGCCAACTCAAAACTATACCTGCCGTCTCAATGATGCCTACGTTTCAGCTTGAGGGTACACGCCCAACAGCAGCGCCGTCAGCCACAGCAGTTAAGTTGTTCGAGAATAGTGTTACCAAGTTCCGCACTATCGTTGAGAAATCAAGGAAGGGTGTAGGCTGCGGGCAGATCATGCACTACATGGAGCATGCCGCTGAAGATGGTATGGAGCCGTTGTGGCGTGGTGTTCTGTCGATTGCTCAGAAGTGTGAAGAGCATGAGCAAGCAGTGATTTGGATTTCAGATATGCACCCCTACGATCACGACCGTATGCACACCAAGCTACGTGAGATCAAAGGTCCGTATCCGTGCACGAAGTTCGACAGCGAAAATCCGGGCATCTGCACATCATGTCCACACTGGGGGAAGATTACTAATCCGTTGGCGCTTGGTCGTGAGTATGCGGTTGAGGTTGCGGAGAAAGTAATTGATGTCGGTGTTGAAGAGATGGCACGTCAGATACTTCGTCCTGAACCGCCACGTGGTTATGCGTATGGTCGTAACGGTGGTGTGTTCATGGAGAAGAATGACGAGGACGCTGAAGGCAACAAGGTTGTGCGCCAAGTACCACTGCTTGCATACGACTTGTTTCCTGTGGACATACTGAACATGAATGGCGAACACTTGGTACACATGTCTGTTGTTCGTCACAATCAAGTTGAGACTGTTACGATTCCGCAGAAGTCCATCGTAAGCAAAGATGAAACAGCAAAGCATCTAGCTAATCAAAACGTGTTGGCTGCGTTTGGTTCAGGCAATGACAAGAACTTGTACGACTACGTTCGTGCATGTGTCGAAAAGATGAGCACTGAGAGAATACCAATCATTGTTCCATCTAGTTATGGTTGGCAGGAAGATGAGACGTTTGTATTTGCGGGCAAGATATATTCTAAGAAAGGCTCAATTGCTGTACCGATGCCGGGCTTAGAGAACATCGCTGCTAATACTGTACCGACAGGAAGCATTGACGCATGGCGGGCATTTATACACTTGCTTATTAAGAAAAAGATGTGGAAACATTTGGCTGTCTTTTTAGCAGGTGCAGGGTCAGCGTTAATGAAGTTCACAGGTATATACGGCATCATTTACCACTGCGCTTCAACTGCATCTGGTACAGGTAAATCATTAGCGTTGGAAGCGGCTGCATCAATTTGGGGTCATCCTGTTCATTACCGCACAGGTAAGGGCACGTCACCAGTAGCGATGCAACAACGTCTGGGTTTATTAAACAGCATTTCGTTAATCACTGATGAGATCACATCGAAGAACCGCAAAGACTTCTCTTGGTTTCCTGAGTTCTTATTAGATGTAACTGAAGCACGTGGTAAAGAGCGTATGGATTCAGGCTCTAACAAAGAACGCTTGAACTTATCGACATGGGCAACTAACTGCCTTATGTCATCCAACACATACACTGTTGACTTCTTAACTGGAGCGCAGGAATTCTCAGCCGAAGGTGAGATGCGACGTTTGCTTGAGTTCGCAATGAATGATGTTTTGAAATGGGAACCAGATGAGATTGAGATCATTAAGACGCTACACAGCAACTATGCCATCGCTGGTCACATGTTTGTGGAGTATATGGTTAAAGATGTTCCGTCGTTGAAAAGCATGGTTAAGGAATATATACAACAGATGAGTGCTCAGCTAAAGATAACTAATGACGAACGTTTCTGGTCAGCAGGTATTGGTGCAAACGTTGCAGCCGCTGTGTTGTTCTCGAACAAGCATGCAGGGATTGTTGACGTACCACTAGAGCCTGTGTTGGAAGCATACTCAGATGCAATTACGTATATGCGCACATCAATCAAAGCGGGTGCACGTACGGCTGAGGACGTTCTAAATGGGTATACGAGCAAGTACTATGGCAGCCTAATCATCGTTAAGTTCCACGACAAGAACAGCGTGTTGGCTGAACTTGGTAACGGAGAAGCTATCGATGCGTCAACTACGCGCTCGAATGTCATGGGCAGGATTGAGCATGGTGTGACTCCGGGATACATTGACTACTACCTTGAGGAGCGTTTGCTGAAAGCATACTGTGCAACCATGAGCTTTGGTTATGCAGACTTCAGACGACAGCTTGAGGGAATGTTTAGTGTGACGCACATGCCTAAGAAAGACATGATGGCTAAAACCAGAGGGCCGCAGATGCGTGTATCGGTGTTACGTATCAGCCGCAGAGAAGATGAAGAAGCTCTCAGTCAGCTATCCTTGGGCATCGACTAAACAGGGGCAGGGGTTTTTCATCCCCTGCCTTGATGTTTATGCGGTTAAAGAAGAAGGTCTACAAGAGGCGCTTCGGCATCGGGTACTTAATGCCAAAGCGCAAGTAGGTGTTAAGGCTGGTTTAGTTGGCGTCTGGTTCTTTCGGTAGCATCCAAGAACGCATTAGCGAAAGTGTTTTGCGCTGTGTCTATACGTTTTAACACTTCGTCTTTTTGTTCTTGCGACATCTGAGAACGCATTACGTTACGACGTATTGTTGCAAACTCACCCAAACGTTGTTGCGCACCACCAGCAATAGAACCTAGCGCGATGTCACCACGTATTCTATCCATCAACTTCTCAGCACCTTCTGTGTTACCTGATGCCATCATTTCTTTAAACGTGCCCTTAGCTTGTTGGATGTCCAACATCGTAGCGTAGGCTGCATCTAACGTGCCGCGTCCTTCATCAGGTTGGAACAAACCACCAACGAAAGGCAACTGACTTGTCTTAGTGGTTGGGCGTTCCTTCTCCGCACCTGTGCGGAGGATAGGGTTCACCATAGAAACCAGAGCAACACCTAATGGTCCTGTGTAGCCACGTATTAAATGATCTAACTTGATCGGTGTTAAACCTGCATCACCCGTCACGCTACCTACCAACTTGGATACTTCAGTCGTACCATCACGATAGCGTTCGGTTGGCAACAATGTTTTCTGTTCACGTTGTGATTCAATATCGCCACCGTAGAACGATTTGCCTAAGTACACCTCAGTCAACGGCTTAACTGCTTGTGGCAACGAGAGTGGGTTGGACAACGCTAACAGCTTGCCCATACCTTTAGTGATGTCCTCATTACGCTTATCTTCAGCCGATGCGTTCATCACTGCTTCAGGTAAAGACTTGAACAAGTACCCCAATTCAAACGGCACAGGTATGCGCATCAACTCATCGCTAAACGGATTAGGCACGAACCAGTTACCCAGACGTTCTTCAGGTTTGGCACGTTTGTATCTATCGTCGTCACCCATAGCCGCAGCGTAAGCCATTGTGCATACCGCCATCAACATACCGCGAGCCAGTAGCTTTCTTTGTATATCTAACTTCTCGCTGTAAGGCATATCGCCTTTAATTGCACGGTACAGAACATCAAGACCTTGAATCTGTGCATTGAAGAAAGGGATGATAGTAGAAAGCATCTGTATCGATGGCGACAAACCACGGCGACCAAAGTTCATGGACTCAAGCGTACGCAACAACGCTTGTTGCTCAGTCATGCCTTTGTTTAGTGAGTCTTTGTAAACGACTGCACGTGTGGCTGCGTCACCTTGCATAGCAAACGCATCGAGCTGCGCCATGATCTTAGCCCAACCTGCTTTGCCGGATGTGATCTTGCGTAGGGCTGCTGCCATGTCTTGCTCGTCACCAGTTAGTACGTTACTGGAGATTGCGCCTGAAGCCATCAACTGACGCTCTACTTCGCTGCGTCCGGCCACCATACTAGAAAGTTCTTTAAACGCATTGAGTACTGGTATGCCATCTGTGCCTGTTGTCATCCATGCAGTCAACGGATCACGGATAGCCTGTTTAACTGCATACGCAGGGTTACGTGTAACAAACTGACGTAAGATGTTTGCAGGTATGCCAAGCATCTTCATGAACGCAGGTATGCTTGTCTTGATACCTTCCATGCCTTTGACGATTAAGTCAGCAGGTATGCCATACAAATCTTTATCAATGACAACGTGATACTGCTCACCCTTCTTAAAGAAGCGTACGGTATCAGGACCATCAGGACCCATGCCTTCATTCAAGCGGGTAGCAATACCTACCTTCATTAATGTGAATGCGCTTTCTTTAATGCTTTGGTTGCGCAAACCCATTTGGGTAATCATGAATGTGTTTTGTATAGCACTGGTAAAGATAGGTTGTATCTGTCTTGCATCGCCAACAAGAGCGTGTAGTTCGGGCTGGTCACGTAAGTTACCAATACGTATCGGTGTCTCACCAGATACGACTAGCTCAACCACGTCTTTGTCCACACGGTAGTAAGGCACGTATGGGATTGACTTTAAACGTGCAGCTTGCTCTGGCTTCATTGCGCCTGTCTGTACCAAGAAGTCCAACAGTCCTGCGTTGTACTGGCGGTAGATGTCCATAGCTTTGTCGAACATCGCCTTGTCATCAGGACGGTTTTTCAACGTAGCCACGATGCTGTTGTACTCTGCTTCAGCAGCTTTAGGGTTAGCTACGTTTAGCGTATCCCAGCCCAACACTTTCGCACGTTCGCCTGCAACCAAAGCCGTTAACATGGCTTCTTTCTCGGTGTCGTTACCAATCTTAGATGGTGCAATAGCATCGGCTATCTGCAACATATTGGCACCCGGTGTGCTCTTGTAGATACGCTCCACCCCATTTGGGGTTTTTGTTTCCACCACTTGAACAGGACCATTCGACAAGAACTGTGTAGCGTACTGGCTGCGGTTCTGACCAAAGCGTAAAAAGTACTCAGCGTTCTGTGCTTCCAAGTCACTGATCTTAGCGTCGCTCAAACCTTCTTTAAAAGCAGCAGACAACGCAGCGTCTTTATCTACGAACTGCACACGACCTGTTAGCCCTGTCACGTTACCAATTAACGTGTCTTTAAATGCAGGCTTCTGCGCTACAAACGATTGAGCAACAACAGACGGTTGTGTCTGCGCACGGAAACCAAACGCACCTTTAGCTTTTTCAAACACACCAACAGAATCATCCGACCGCGCATAGCGTGGGACTTCGGGTTCTATTGTTACGGCTTCGGTAAACTCCGCATCCCTAACAGCGTTAGGCGCGTCTATTGTACCTTCTCGTAAAAATCTAAACTCGTGTGTAAGTGGTTGATAGCCATTTAACTTTTCAAACGCTTTTTCTATTTTAGTGGCAACCGCTAACTTATCTTCATAAGTTTTTTGATCTCTTAAAAGAATAACCAAAGGACGATCAAACAAGGATGAGAAATAAAAACTTCTTTCATTATTTTCATTAAGGCTTGTAGGCATGGTGGCTACCACTTGCTCTCTAAGAGTTTTAGGGTTTATGCCCACCGCTTCCGCTAGTGCATGCGTATATTCTGCATATGCCATTCTTACTTGTGGTGGTAAGTTTGCGGTGCCTGTTTCGTCGTTATCTGCTAATACAAAAGCTTTACCAGTTACATCTTCAATACCTTTAGAATCTTTGTATATTTTTTTAAAGTTTCTTATTGCATCAGTAGTCATTAGATAGTCTACTGTATACGAATCCATTTCTTCCACATTTGCAGTAACTGCTTCTGGCGCAGTTAAATACAAAGCGCCGGTAATCCCGTTTAATACAATATTTTCTAATTTTACTTTTCCGTTAATAGTGGCCCTTGCATCCCCGCCTCCCGCAGCTCCCAAATTATTAACGACTGCGCCATCTGCCAAGTTAATTTCGGTGTTGTCTCTTAGCTTTAACGTACCAATCTTTTTTATTTTTGGTAAATTTACTATGGTGCTTGCGCGCACATCCAATGCATTAACGTATTCTAAGTTAACAAATTTAGGAGCTGATAATTTATCCACGTCAATCTCAGTTATAGCGCGTACATCTTCATACGGTATTTCGTGAAGATTAGTTGGATTTCCGTCAGCATCAAGCTCGTCACTAAAAGCGTATGTTAGTACTTTCTTATCTCCGGTATCAATACCCATGCTGCCAAGTAAATAACCTTGCTTTGCTGCATTCTTAAAACTTTTGTTAAGTTTTTCAGCTACCAAATCTTTTGTTTCTTCAGACGGACGTACACGATAGTGCCCGTAAATAGGACCAAAATCTAATATAGATTCTGCAAGGTCCCTATCGCTGCCGTATGTTTTTTTAGCCCTAAACTGAAAAAGTTCTTCCGGCGTAAAATCACGGTCATTAGATATAACTTCTTTTAAAATTTGCTTGTTAGCAAATGCGTTTGTAAATTGAGACGAGTTACTAAAATTCTTTTCATTTAAAAAAGCAGTGGCAATTTTTATTTGTTCAGACGTTAGTCCTTGATCTTTCGTGTTTCCACGAACTTCGCCTATCTTACTGTCGCCAAACATACGCACAGCAACTTCTGGTCTGCCGCTGTCATAGTAAATATAAAAATCGCCTTCTTTAATTTGATTAGTAGCATGCCCCATTGATGCGCCAGTACACCACGTTGTGCCTGCAGCACCTGCGTTTAATGCAACAGCAGCCTCATACTCGTCTGACTGATTAAACTTTTGCCAACCTTGTTTACGTTTGTTTTCTTTTGCAGCAACGTCAGCATTCTTTTGCAAACCGTCAAGGAAAGCCTGCTTTAAACTTTTACCTGCACGTAACTCTTCAATGACAGCATTAGCAGACGCGTGTCCAACAACCGCAACAGAATGACGGTTGTTGTCGTCAAGGTTAACTAATTTTAAACGTCCGTCTTTACTTGAAATAACGCTGTACTGCGCAGCAGCTTTAGCCACCAACGCTTGTTCGGCAAGCGTGTAATCAGGATTAGATTGCAAATACGTAACTAACGCTTCAAAGTCTTTGAGGCGTTCTTCGTTTACTTGCTTCGCTTCTTTACGACGTAACTCAGGGTCTTTCAATGCTTCTGCCGCAACCATGTTTGTTACGTCACCAGTAATGTAGTGTACTGGATCATCCCGATCAAAAATTCTACCGTCAGGCATTGTTGCATCACGTTTATAATCTAACGTGCTTTTTTCTTCGAAGCCTTTAAGTCGCTGCTCTTCCGTATTTATGTCGGCTGCTAACTTAAAATCACGAAGAAAGAAATCGCGCTTAAGATCAAAAGGTTTAGTTATAACAACTTGTTTAAGATACTTCTCGGGCGTAAACTGCATATTAAACAGTACGTCCATAGCAATACGATCCACATCTTCTGGTTTACGATCTGCTTGTTTAATCAATGGACCAAACTGTTCAGCAAACTGGCGCATGGAGTTACTGCCCGTATGCAACGCTGCAATGTCTTTAGCGGAATACCTACGATTAGCAGGGACTTCTTTAGGTGCGCCTGAACGTTGAACACTGCTTGGGATCATCAAAGCATCAACAGCTTTGATCGATGCGCCTAACATGGTGTCTACATTCTTAACACCCAACATTCTTAATATTGAGCTTACAAAACCGCGCAGTGCATCAGACACACGCCAAGGCTTATTACGTAACTGCTCTTGTAAGTTACGGTTGGACAGCACTTCAGCAGCAAACTCGGACAGGCTACCTTTAGCGTTGGTGCTAGTGATACGTGGGTCACGTTTGATTGCGTTGTGTAATGCGCGCAGTTCTTTAAACGCAGCCTGCTGCCCCGGCAATAGCTTGGTTATATCTTCTTCGCCCAACTGAATGACACGCTCAACAGCAGCGTGTGTACCTTCATGCAACAACACTTCCTGAGACAGACCGCCTTTGCGGCTCAACATAATGCGTGTGCTAATTGCTTCGCCCAAGACTTCTTTACCTTCGTTGTCAAACAGCACGTCTTTTATTTCAACACGTGTGTTATCCAACATGTCGGCTAACGCTTTAGCTACGGCACGGTTTAGATCGCTTGTATTAGGATCGTTGTGGATGTCGTTCAATACATCCGTTAGCTTACCTTCTTCTAACTTAGCAACTTGGTCTTTAGTTAAGTCAGGGCTTTCAACTTCCACACCACGTGCGTACTTACCTTCCTCTTCCCTTGCTCGTGCTTCAGCTACGTCTGCTGCAGCTTTGGTCATGGCTGCTGCCATCGCGGTCGATGGTTTCTTAGCGGCACGTTTGCCCATCTCAACCAGCTCTTGCTTGCGTTCGTACTCACGCGTGTTGCCTGTTTCTTCGTCAAGCATTTCTTCTTCAAACGCAGCTTGATTTTTTGCAGACTGAGCGCGGCTCTCTGTTGAACCCGTTGGGAATTTTTTGAGTACGTTAATTTCGCGTGTGACTTGTTTGGTGCGTAGGCTCTTAACCGTTTGCTTACCGTACTTACTTTGCTGTGCTGCAGTCGCAGCGTACTCAGCTTGCGCTTCTTGCACGGCCTCTTCAAAGTCAGGAGACTCTCTACCCTTCTCGATAGCGCGGGCTTTGATTTTCTCAGCAGTTTCTTTTTCAAGTGTTCTAAAAACAGCGTAGGCTTCGTCCTGCGCTTTTAATGTTTCGGCTTCTGCTTTCTTAAACTCGTCACTATTTTCGCCAAACTCGTTTTTAACTTTGGCAACTTTTGCCATTTCTTTTTTATAGTTAACTTTAAACGCATCAAGCGCTTCTTTAACTGCTTTTGTTTGCTGCGTGTAGAAGCGTTTAACAGCGGGCAGCGTCATGCCCAAATCTTCAGCTACGGCATCTTCACTAACTTCAGCGGTTGTTGCGGCAACAGCTTGTTCAGAACGAACACGGTTTGATTTACCTAAAGCAAGAACTTCAGCTTGCTTCTCTGCTTCTGTTTTAGGCGTACTGGTTTTATATACTGATTGTTGTAATGCTTTTAATCTGTCCATGTGCGGTTTAACAACCGCAAGCTGGTTTGCTAAATGTTCTTTAGCTTTTGCTAGTTTAACTTTTGCCCTAGCAATTTTTGCTGGGTCAGCTTTAGCATCTTTTAATTCTGCTAGTTCTTGCTCTTTCAAGATGCGCTCAACGGATAGGTCATGCAACCTTTCCATCATCGAGCGCTTGTACACACCTTTCTTAGTGGTGTGGCCTTCTTCCATTTTCTTTCTTTGTGCAGCAAGTTCATCTGCTATTTGCTCAGACAAATACACTTCTTGTTTGTTACCGTTGTGGTCAGTGTACGTGTATGTACCTTGCACTTTCTCGTAACGTTTGATACCGCGAATAGCATCTTTAAATGTTTCTTCTGTTTTAGTGTTTTCGCTTGGCTGAGTTAAGTATCCTGACTTACGATCTCTACGACGTTCTGCATCCTCGTTCTCACGATGCAGTTTGCTTAACAGTGCTTGGTCGCCATTGAGAGTGGCAGTTCTAAGTACGTTAAAGTCGCTAAACAAATCTTGCGTAGTATCTACACGCTTCTCTTCTGTATCAGGCTGCACGGGTCCTGCCTTAATATCAGGCGTAACTTTACCCATCTTGCGTCCTGTTACAGCGTTGACCATTTGTACTGGCTTGGTCTTACGTGGAATTACAGGTGTCTCAGAAGCAGGGAACAAGTTCATTGTCTCGTTCACTTCTACTTTAGGACGACGCATTCTGCGTTGACGCTCGATCTCTTCTTTGGCTCTGTCGCCAAACAAGTCAGGCTGCATGGTGCCACGCACACGCTTTTCTTTTTCGGGCGGGAGGGGTCCCGCGCCAGCTTCGATTGGTTTAACAACTTCTTTATTGGCTTGCTGTACAGGCTCAAACAACGATGGTGTTTCGTTCTTAGGCGTTGCCTGTATGCGGAATAACTGCTTGCCTCTATCTAAAGCATCAACAGCTTCTTGACGTTTCTTTTTAAGCTCTTCTAGCTTGGCGGTAATTTTTGCTTCCGCAACAGTGTCGCCATTAGTGACTGCTGTTGCAAGACGGTTAGTAGTTGTTTTTAAATTTTTATCGAGTGCAGCAATTTGGTTTTGCTGCATTGCAATAAACTGATCTTTGTTTCCGCCACCGCCCTGCGCTTCAATACCTGTACGTAATTCTTCAAGCGCATTTTTCTTTTGCTCAAATTCAGCTCGCAATGCTTTGAGTTTTTCTAAATCTCCGGCGTTAATTGCGTTCTGCCTTGCATCTTGTAGTGCATCAACGTCTTTTTCAAGCACCTTATACTCGTCCATCATATCGATGACGTTGCGTGGGGCAGCAGGTGTGCTTGGCGGTGCCACATCTGTTCGAACAGTTGGTTCTGGGATTGGTTCCGCAGTTGCTGCCGCTAGCTGTTCTTGTACTGCTTGAATTGCTTGAGCCGCATCTTGCGGTGCAGCAGGTGCAGTAGGTTCAACAGGGGCAGGAGGTGTTATCGCGGGAGGGGTCCCGCCTTGTGGTTGTACAGGACTGCCAGTAAAAGGCGCAGTAACACCAGCACCAAGCGCACCCATTAAAGCTTCTTGTGTAGCGGCACCCGCCACACCTTCCATAGTAGGCGTAGCAAACCCTTGCTTCTGTAACGCCAAGTTCGCAGCCAGTTGTTCTTGTCCGCCTTGTACACCTTCAGTAAACGCTTCAGAACCAATAGCGCCAAGTTTACGAACCGCTTTACCTGCTGTAGGCGCAAGCAATTCTTCCAAACCTGTACGACCTGCTACGTAACCCAAGCCACCACCAGCTGCAATACTGCCTAAGTTCTCGCCCATGTAGGACTGTGCTTGAGCCGCAGTCTGTGCAGCTTCTTCGTCAGACATCCCTGACTTTTTCAATGCGTTGTAGACGTTATCGTAAATGGTGCCTTTAACCGCGCCCGCACCTTCCAGTACACCAATAGCCGTATTCGCCGCAGCACGTGCGGCAATACCTGCACGGGCAACACCCACACCGGGAATCAATAACGTGGCTAAGTTAGGAACAATAGAACCGACTGCTTGTGCAGCGGATTGGATAGGTGCGGCTTTAACACCTTGTAGTGCGACTTTGGCTTCAGCTAAAGCACCTTCTTCTTTAGCCTTCTCCATTTGATCTTGGTAATACGCAAGTTCTCTTTGACGTGCAGGCGAATACATGCCTGACAGTTCTTCTTGCGTTTTACCTAACGATTGAGACACCGCGTTGTCTGCGCCAAAGACATCGGCAATAGTTTTACCTACACCGACAACACCTTGACCCGCAGCAACGGCGGTATCTTTTAACGAGAACGGCGCAGTAGGTACGCCCTCTGGCGTGGGTGCCTGCACAGGTGCAGGCGGTGCCATCATTCTTGCTATTTCGTCAGCAAGAATCCGCGCATCCTCTGTTCTACCTGCCTTATCTGCATTGATGAGAGCCGCTTCAAGCTGACGTATTGTTGGCATATTTACCCGCTTATCTGAGTCCGATTTCTAGAAAACGCATCTTGACCTGCTGCAGAAAGTCCCGCACTTTGTGACTGACCAATACCGTTTGCTTGCAACCACTGCTGGAATGTCAGGTCTTTATATGCTGGATTATATAACTTGGCATCTTCGTACACCTTAGTTAAAGCAGCAATATTTGTTCTGTCTGGCTGTCTCATAGTGTAGAACTGTTCAGCAGCATCAGCAAACGACATACCTTGCTCTTTAGCTATACGCTCAATCATGCGCTCTTCGCCTTGTGGCTTACCAATGTTGCCAGCAATCGTTTCGTAGTAGCGACCTTGAATATCTTGGAACGCTTTAGCAGCTTCAATTTTTTCACGCTCTTGTTTCTGTTCAATCGTAGCTTTACCTGCTGTACCAACGTTGCTTAAGAAACCAGAAATGCCTTGTTGACCTTCTGACTTAGCAGACAGTAAGTTCAAGCCCATATTTAGCCAATCTTTATCTGTAAGATTGAGTCCTGTTTTCTTAATCTCTTTACCTTCAGGCGACTTCTTAGTCTCATCAATAACTTCTTTTTTCTCTGTCTTGCTTAAATCTGCTGGTGGAGGTAGAAGCTGTGCGTTAGTACCCACAAAGTCTTTTTCCCACGCTTCATACGGACGTTTCTCAGCAGGTCTATTTTGTCCTTGCTGCGCAGCGCCCAACACACCTTGTGTAGGAACGATTGTTTTCTCTGCCGCATTAAGCAACTTATCTTTAACTGACGGCGGTTTATTTTCTAACTCTGCACGATATTTGGCTTCTGCCGCCGCAGCATCTTTAGCGCGAACTTCCGCCGACGCTGCTGTACCTTTAGCTTGTTCAGCGCGAACTTGAGCAGCCCGTTCTTGCATTGCAATTGTTTCAGGGGCAATCGCATGCTCGCCCGGTTTAAGTGCTTTTGGTGCTGGAGCTTCCATACCCGGCAATGACATTTGTTGTGGTACACGCTGTTCCATACCCGGCAACGACATTTGTTGCGGTACTGGTTCTGCTGCCAACGGCATTTGTTGTGTGTCTGCACGAGGCGCAGTTTTAGCGCGAGCAGCCGCTGCTTCTGCGGAAGCCTGCTTTGATCTTTCAGCTAGCATTGCTAGCCCTGCATCTGCAGGTGCAGCAGTCCCCGGTTTCTTAGGCAGATTGTATTCAACACCGCCTTGTTTAATTACGTTACGTCCTTTAGATGCGCCCAACGGTAATAAGTTTAAAGCGTTAGTAACGTCAGATTTGTTTGCGCCTGTTATGTCGGCAATATTGCCGCCTACGTTTTCAATACCTTCACTTACTTTACCTAAAGCCGCATTTACAGGACCTTGTCTATAAGCAGCGTCATCTTGTACGCCCAATATACGTGCAGCAGGATCAGCAAAAGTTGCAGCAGCGCCACGCACTTGTTTGTCCGCTTCATCTGACGATAAAAATGGACGAGATATCGCACGGGTTATTTCACCTGCTGTGCCCGTAATTGCATTAGGTACTACGTCAAGTAAAGAAGCTATCGTAGAAGCAACAGGGCGTTTAGTTCCTGATTGTGCTTGTGAAGCACCTTGCGATACCGAAGCTATACCGCCCATTGGGTCAACATAATCATCTACAGGCGCAGCTTGCGGTCTTGGTGCAGCAGGTGCAGCAGGTTGTTGCGCAAGATTAGATGGGAGTGTTTGAATACCTGCTTTATTAACAGTAGGCGCTTCTTGCGCTTGTGCTGCAGGTATAACCGCTTCAATAGCTTTACGTGCAAGGCTAGGCTCTTTGCCTTTGGACAGCGCTTCGATACGTTCAATGTATTTTTTTGGTTCCGCTTTATCTAACGCTTCTGGAACTAACTTGCCTTTGTTTTGGCGTAAATGGTTGTTAAGGTAGCCTTCACCTTGATTGTATGCAACTGCAACTTTACGTTCATCGCCTTGATACTTCTTAGTTAAATCAGCAAGATGCGCTAACGCAGCGTCCATATTTTTATATGGGTCGTAACGTTCGGAAGGTTTTAATCCGTACGCTTGTGCAGTAGCTTTTGTTAACTGACCAATACCAACAGGACCCGTTTTGGATTTAGCGTATGGGTCATAGCCTTCAGGATGGTTCTTAGTAGAGGACTCAACACGAAACAGGCTGTCCACAAAACGTGGGTTCAATCCAAGTGCTTGTGCTTTCTTAATTGCATACTCACGGTATGCGGCTGTGTCTACAATACCACGACGTTCAGTAGGACCTGCAGCGTAGCCTGCAATACCACCATCAGCCATGCCTTGAATGTTAGGCGCATTTAATGGTGCGATACCTGTTTGTTCGGGTAACTGTTGTTGCGGTGCTGCTTGTTGTGGCGCTGCTTGTGGGTTAATGCTTGCAATAGCTTGGTCAGCAACAGTAGGTTGCTTCACGCCTGCGTACTTCATGCCTTCAGCAACTTTTAATTTGTTGCGCATATCCGAAATCTTCATTGCCAACGGCAAGACATACGGATCATTCTTGTGCATAGCCGCAAACTTCTGCAACTCTGCAGGCTCCATCAACATCATACGATCTTCAAGGGTCTGTGTATTCATTATGCACCTATGCGCATGAGAGCTAAATCAGCGAGGCCAGCAGGTTGCTGCGATACCTCACCACCATCTGCAAACAGTCCTAAACCTTTACCCACAGAAGCCGCACCTGCTGCTTGCGTCAACATATTTGCTGGTGCTTGATACATTGTCTGTGTGTATTGTGAAAGCGGTAAACCACGCAGCATGTCTGACATATACGCTAACTGTGTGTATGGGTGTTGACGTTGGTTTTGGAAATCTCGGTACTGCTGATCGAGTTGTTGCTGTTCCATCTGCTGCTGTGCAGTACCTGCAGCTTGCTGTGCGCCAGCTGCATCTTTAGCTTGAGCAAACTGCTGTTGTCCAAGATTACCAAGCGTATTGGCTAATTGTCCTGCTTGACCAAAACCTTGCAGTCCAAGATTTGATCCAAACTGCATTGACTGCTGTGCATTCTTAAACGCATCGCTCATGCCTGTGCCATAGATGTTGGCAAGGTTCTGACCTAAATTACGCTGACGTTCAGCTTCTTGTAAACCAAAACGTGAACCACCAAACGCTCCAGCACCGACAGCCTGCGCTGCGTTCTTCTGCCCCATAATTTCTGATTGGCGTTGTGCTTCATACATCTGTGGTGCTAACGCATTTTGTACATACGGATTCATGTACGCGCTCATAGCGTTAGGATTGGTAGCTTGTTGGGTGTACTGATTACCTGCGTTCAAAGACCCAAGCCCTGCCATACCCGCCATCATTGAGCCTACTTGCCCTTGCTGTGTGGGACCTAATTCCCCTACAGTTTTAAATGCTTGGTTCTGTAAAGGCGTAAAGCCAGCTAGTCGCTGGCCGCCATATGTTTGGTATGGAGATTCAGTAAGCGCTTCTGCTTTACCAAGCATCTTCTCCACATACGGCTTGGCGTATTCTGGTATAGAAGTTTGGGTAACGTTCTGGCTAGATGGTGCAGGGGCAGGAGAACCGCCACCGTCGCAGTTATAAAGTCGAACACCGTCGGGTGAATACCCGTTAAATTTAGTTCTTATTAGCATCTCGTGCCTCACATTCTTTAGCCAGATTTACCATGTACTCGTCAAATGTTTCTTCATGTGCCCAACGACGAATAGCAGGACCGATTTCTTGTGCCCAACGCATACCACCTACAATAAACGCTGAAGCAGATAAAAGATCGATATATGCACCACGCAATATAAATGCTATGGATTTGTCTTTATCGTCGCCTTCACGTTCTAATTTATTTGCAACGTGCCAGTTAACAATTGCGTTTACTAACGTGCTGCTTAACAGCGCAAGGTTTCGTACATAAAAAGGATCAGTCGGCAGCACAACTAATAAATCCCAGAACACAGAATTTATTTCGTCATCTGTAAGCGTTTTGTCCTTGTCAATTAAGTCATCCCAAACATGCAACGCTCTAAACACACGTACAACAAATTGCACTGCCTCGGTGTTGCCGAGTAAGAACTCGTTGAATAACGGTACGTGTTTGTCTAAGCGGTTAAATTCGGGTGTGTTCATGCAGGTAACAACCTTTCAGCTTTAGTGTTCTTCGCTACTTGTTTTTTGCCTACTGTTTTACGACGTGCATTTTGAACGCGATCCATCATGGCGTAGAGTTTTCTTGCTCCTGCCTCCGTGCTTCCGTTACCGATTTCCGATACGATTCTAGCGGGAACCACAAACTCTCCGTCAGCCAAGCGAGCAGGCTGACGATTACCAATAGAAGCAGGAATAGAATCAGATACGCCATCACCGGGTCCTCTCAGTAAACGACCACCGTCTGAATAACCACCCAAATCAGCAACACCACCAACAGCATACTGTGCAATATCGGACTTAGGAGACTCCGCGCCTATCTGTGCTTGCTGTTGTGGGGGCATGTATGGGTCGATCATACCGCCAATTGTTTTAGTTGCTACAGTAGGCATTTGCTGTTGCTGACGTTGCTGCATTAACTGCCGAATTAAACCGCCACCAAAACCGCCCATAGCCGCTGAAGCCGGACCATTTCCCATACTACCGCCTAACCCCATCAATCCTAACCCACCAAAAAACGGATTTCGCTGTGCGGCTGGAGGTGTTGTGGTTGTCTGGGTGTACGTCATGTCCTGCGGGTTGTATTTATAGTCAATCGTAGGACCAGTGGCTTGTGAAGATGCAGCAGCGGTTCCGCCGCTACCAAATGCAGTCATACCGCCACCTGCCATACGCGCCTCGCCCGTAAATGAGTCTACGTCCACATCGCCTGATGGGTTAATTACTTCACGTGCCATTGGGCGTTGCATACTGGGGTCAGAGTACATAGGGGTTTGTAGCTGCGCCATTGGGTAATTAGCGTTCATGCCCACTGCTTGAAATGCCGCTTGTTGTTCAGGTACCCCACCTACGGCTAAACCTACTATCCCGCCGTCAGCCGCATACTCAGGCCCCGGCGCTTTGTAAGGTTTTCCTGCTGTAAACGTATCGTTAAAGAAGTTACGTTCGCTTGAATCCATCAAGTTGCCACGAGAATCTACAGGCATACGTTGTCCGCTACTGCTAATCTGCGAGTTGTATGCGTCTGGGTTTTGTTGGCGGTTTAAAGTGTAAGGGCGAATCATGCCTGTGTTATCGGCAGGCGTAATGCCTTTTTTGTCGTTCATCCCCATTAAAGCGTAGGCACCGAGAGCAGGAAGTGTCCCGTCAGGTAGGTTGCCGTACAGCGTTTTAAGACCTTGCATGCCGTTACCAAAACTGGCTTTAGCGCCTTCACCGATTGCACTAAAACCTGATGGGGCGGTTGTGCTAGCTATCTGCGTTGTAGGTACGCCCATCGGATTACCGGATGCAATCCTACTAGCTAAAGAAGTTTGGTCAAATGCGGCTTTACCAAGATTGCCTGCAGCTTGCCCTGAATTGAGGGCGTAATTACTAAACTGGTTAGCTCCGCCCATACCCGCTGCGTTAATTGAACTATTTCCTAATGCTGTTGCGGGAGCTGATGTAACGGCACCAGTTGCGGCTGGAGCAGATGCTGTAAGACCTGCACCTAAACCTGCACCACCATAAGCGCCAAGACCTGCTGATAAACCTTTTTCCAAACTGCCTGTTGCTAGACCTGTAGCAGCGCCAACGGTCAATGCGGAAGCCAACGGAGTAGCACCCAAGAACGCCAATGACGTACCCGCAGTCAAGGGGGCTAGCGCAAAGCCAGCAATCATCGGGAGCAGTTTGCTTAAAAAGCCTGCTTCAGGAAGTCCGGTTTGTGGGTTAATTGTAAGAGAACCCCCGTGAGCCATAGCTAGGGATTGTAGGCCGCCAACTTCTTTTGGGGTCATGTGAACAAGCACAGAGTCGTCGTTACGACCTCTGGACTGCACTTGTTGGGCTAAATCGTGAAGGCTCATAGGGCACCTCTAAAGAATTTTGTCAATGGTAACATTTTATAGTCTGGATACATAGGTCATTGTGGCAATAGCACTAGGGATTGCTGGGCGGGTTGGGGTTGTGCCAGCAACATATCTTCTAATATTGGCTCCTATATCCGACGTACACCAGACAAGTTCTACATAGTCCCCAGCATTTAATTGCAAAAAATAATTCAGCCCCGCTATTACATGGAAAGGATCGCCCGGAGCTTTTCTTGGGGCTAATCCAAAACGGCTATTAGACGCAGGAATATCTGTGCCATTTTTTCTAAACCAAATGTCTATATCTACCGAGTTGGCTGTAGTGTTGTGAAGTTGTACAGAAAATTGTAAGTTATACACCCCCGCATACTCAACAGTAAAGCGACTATTGCTTACCATCGTCACGCCATTTGAAAAATCTGTAGTATCAAATGTTATAGGGTAAGCAGTTGTTGTATTAGCTGCGGTCTGTGTAGTGCTATCTTGAAACGCCCCATACGGAGCGCTTAAAAACCTTGTGCCATCTATATTTAATAATGACGCTGTTAAGTTATCAATCTGAGTAAAGTACAGGCGTAACTGATTATTCAACAAGTCTTGGTACTGTCGGTTGTATTCAACTGGCGCAGTGGCTAATACGGACTGACTTGTCCCGTTTAGCTTTTCTTTACCTATATTACTTACTGTCATTATCTACGCCCGTCTTTGCGAATGTCGATTGTTGGAACGCCCAACTGCCATGCCGTGCCTCTAGCATTAGAACTAATTTGGAATGTCAACTGACGACCACGTACACGTGTGTAAACAATCTCAGTAAATTCTTGTACCTTGTACGTGTAACGCTGCGCATAAGATTGTGTAGACGTTACTGATGGGTCAGGCGCGTAGCCCGGAGCACCACCCGGCGCTTGTTTAGGTATCAGCGCCATATCAACGGTTGGGTATGAAGGCGCACCCGTAGTAGAACCGTCGAATGTTACGTCAGGCACCATACGCCATACAAACGAGAAACGATCTCCATCTTCAATATCAAACAGCGATGTTTGTATGTACGAATAGATTGCGCTTGGCGGGTTAGTCGTACCGTCATCTGGACCTTGTTCGTGGTACACAAGTAAGTTGTTCTGTGTAGTAGCCATAGGACTTATGCGTAAACCAGAATCTAGCCATGCGGTGCGCGGTAGAGTGCCGTAGTACCAAACTTTGTCAAGATGGTTAAAGATAACGTAACGATCGATAAAACGATTAGGGTTTGATGTTGTGCCCGTACCATCTGCACCAGTAATAGAGCAATAGAACCACCAAACTTCGTTATAGCCTTCGTTAGTACCCGCAAATATCTGACTAGACTGATCTCTGTTTAAGTCATTAAATATATACTGACGAACAGAACAAGGCAGTGTTTCAACACGACCTGTGTAAGCGTAGAACTTGTCTGCACCCATCCAGTATGTTGCGCCTGCCGCTGTTGCCATAGCATTCTGGGACATGATGGATACGTTATCTGCAAGTAAATTAAAACCCCAGATATACGGTGGTCCTAGATATTGCATGGAGTAGATAGCAGAATCTGTCCACACAAGAATCTCTTGACGTGTTTGTAGTGCGCTTACAATTGTTGAACCGTGCGATAGACGATAGCTACCTGCTTGGTTTGTTGCACTTGGTACCCATGCTGTGTATGACTCTTGTTCTGACCAACGAATTAACATTGGATCAAATGCGCCATCACCAAGCGGTGCCGTGTAGTTTGAGCAGCCAAAACAAATCGTAATGCGCGTTGCATCCGACACCGTCATAAAATTAATCTCTGTTGGTATTTGTGTACCTACAGCTAACTGCCCACGATTAAACACCGGAGTTATGCTGCCTATGCCGCCAGACGGGTCCCAATAATAGAGGGGTCCTTGGCGTGGAGCAAACAGTAAAATCTGACCAAAGTTTGCTTGATTCCATAAACGTAAGGCAAGAGCAATACCTGTTGTAAAACCTGTACCCCAACCATGCGCCCACGCATCTGCAGCACTGCCTGCATTCCACGGACCCGCACCCCAACCAGTACCAATCGTTACGCTGTCATTACCTGTGTTGATCTGGTATACGGCATCAGTTGCTGTTGTAGAAGGTCCCGAACCGCCGTTACCTGTATCAGAAGCGTTGGAGAAAACTAGTGGTGTCTCTAAAGCATCAGTCCCGCTTACGCCCGTTGCAGGCACTTGTCGTGCATTGATCGTGTAATTAGTAGCATCAATCTGCCCTACTATTTGATATTCTTGATTAAGAATAGCGGCAGTTATATTTCCACCGAGTGTAATTGCACTTGAAAATGTAACAAAGTCATTAGCTTGTACACCGCTTGCAGTAGCAGCAGTAACAACAAGCGTGGAACACGTGACGTTAGCACCAGTTAAATGTGAAGCCGCAGTCGTATCGTTAAAACCACGAACGCAGTTGGTCAATGTGTTGGCTGAAACACCTGAGTACCTGATTTGTTCTGCGCCAATTTTAATAATCCCGCCAACAGTAGAAAAATTGGTAGCGCTAGTAACGGGTATCGTAGTGTCTGTGTCGGTTATGCTACCGTTAAGTGTTGTGAAAGCTGCTTTAAAATAAGTGTTGTTATTAACGGTTAAACGAGTAGGGGTGATGTCGTTATACGCACCACCGCTTTCAATATAGAATTTTAGGTTAGTACCCATACCGAGCAAGTTGTATTGCCCTAACGTCACCCAGTTCCATAATGAACGGCACGTACCTAGAAACCTAGCGTATGTGTTGGCTGTCCAGCCGCCTATCTTTTCAGGATAACCGGAACGAAAACGAATCTTGTCGCCATCAAACCAACCGCCTTCATTAGCAAGCGATGTACCTTCGCGATTAACACCCGGTTTAAATTGAATTTTTTGTAGTGGCATAGCACACCTACCTTAATTTAATACTTTCATATCTGCGATGATATACGCAGCGTCAACATTCAGTAGCACTTTGGACTTCTTAGTCTGTGCATCAAACTGCGCAACAAAACAGTTGTTCATATATATCGTGCGCTCTTCAGAGTACGTATTCGATCCACAAAAGACTACAGCGCCATCGAGCACGTCTAACCCTCTTAGGTATGTCTTAACGCTATCCACAACTTTATACAGCGCCACGTCTTTAGTATGCAGATCAATCTCTACCACTTCGCCCGTGCCACTTGATAATGAATACAGCTTACCAGCTACTACTTGAACTCCGTGTGTGCGTAAGCCTGCTTCCACTAGAATCTCTGCTTCGTATGTATCTACATTAAAGTAGCCAAACTGCGAAGCGCGTTTGTTCAAGTTGTTCAGTGCAAAATAAACTTTGTCGTCAACCGCACACAAAGAATTTACATGTGCCGTATCGTGTGACTCTGCATGTTCAGGAGCCACCACATCTTGTGTTAACGTAAGCGTATTGACATCGAAAAAGCAATGCGTCTGCTTTTCAAGGTTGTGTATGCCTATCGTATTATTAGATGTGTTTGTCACGTATATGCTGTCTCTATGCCGCAATATCTTATGTGTATTAACAAACAAAGGAATGTTTAACAGTTCTGTAAGCTGATACGTGTGCTTGTTAAACTTGCCTAACTTGTTATGCGACACGACGTATAAACAGTCTGTGTCACTTGTTATACCGTATGGGCGAAACGTCGGTCGTTTTTGCCCAGTAAACTCAACTGCATTTAATGCTTCCAACCTATTGCAGGTGTGTACAAGCTGTTTAGTCGTGCTGTCATACACAAGAAAAGTCGGGCTATTAATATCGTAGCCGTCATCGTCCGGTGTTATAACTAACAAGCCCACTAATAAACCCTCACTACCCAGCTACGTGTTTCTTCATCCCAACGGTACTGTTGCCCATCATCAGGTTTAGGTATAGGGTATGTCCACTGCCATGTAGGAGCGCCTATGATAAAACTAGGGTATGGGGGTGGCGGTTGTTCATAAAACACATCATGGGTTCTGTCGTATATTCCACCTACGGTTGCGTAGTTAGCACGAAGCGCAATACCGCCATCAGGCTTACCATCTGGACCGTAATGGATACCACCTCTAGTATTGTATGAAGTCTGTATCCATGATGCTGGATCACCAACCGCGCCAGAATCTATAAAGTCTTGCTCTGCACGGATGACATCTACCACGATATCGTTTTCATCGACTTTAGCGAAATAGGGCATTTATTTTCCGCAAGGTAATAAGTTAATATTAATAACAACTCTGCTAGTAGTTTTTATTGGTGAGGACTTAGCATGAAATACTTTGCCCTTCCACATTACTAACGTTCCCTTTTTAGGTGTGACTCTTTCAGTTACTTTGCCGTTAGCATCAAAAAAGAAAGTGTCGCCATCGGAATCGTTTACATAGTAAATAGCGGTGATCTGGTCATCAAACCCGTTGTCAATATGCGGTGTGTGATACTTACCTTCGAACCTAGTATCAATTAAATTCATATTAACTTTGCACTTAGCTACAAAATAATCACCATCAACAAGGTCAATCACTTTGTTTAAAATTGGTGCAACACTATTGTACGAGCCAGAATTTATAACACCGTCTGAAACAAACATGTGCATAAACTGCGGCGCTTCTATTGTGTTGTCATCTACTAAAAGTGCGCCAGTTAAACGCGCATCTTCACTATCCTCTTCTTTATACCCAGCAGGTACGCACGACTCACTACTGTAGAAGTAAGGAAAGTTGCCGCCCAATAACACTGTTTCTAATTCGTCTTGGATACGCGGTTTAACAAAGTTGTTAATTATCTGCATAGTTAGAATACAAAAGTCCCTGATGTGTAGTATGTGTGGTAGCAAACTCCGCTAACTATAGTAACAGTACCGCCTACTGCAATTTGATATGGGCTATTGTAAGAAATAATTACGACACCTGAACCGCCCGGTCCACCAGACCCGCCCTGCTGCCTTCCAGCGCCACCACCACCCCCGCTATTTGGGGCACCTGCAACGCCATAACCATAACCACCGCCACCGACACCGCCCGGAGCACCGTTACCGCCCGGATATAATTGGCTACCACCCCCACCACCTGAATAGTAAGTGCCGTTTGTCCATTGCAAACCTGCTCCACCTGCTTGAACCCCTACTGCGCCAGCACCACCACCGCCACCTCCGGTTGGATAGGCTATAGGAGCGTACGTACCATAAGTTCCGCCCCTATTACCTTGACCTGCTGTACCAGCACCAGCAGCGCCACTACCACCAGCACCGCCGCCACCTGATCCACCCGCAAAACCGGAACCGTTATCTGAGCTACCGCCGCCACCTCCGCCAATAGAAGTTACTGATGTAACCGTAGAGTTACTACCATTACCACGTTGTCCACCACCGCCACCAACAGTGACTACAGTTGTGCCTGATGCGATCACTAGTGCTTGAGTTCTGAAACCTCCACCACCTCCACCGCCACTAGGTAAACGATTGTCACCAGCGAACCCTGCGCCACCACCTCCACCGCCAGCAACAACAAGTACAGTAGTGTTTAAAGAAGTTCCGTTAAAAACCGAACCACTCAACGATTTAGCGTACATATCGTTAAGACTAATAACGCCTGAAGGTACCCCCGCTAACTGCCTAGACAAAGCGCCGTTTAAACTGTTCTCGCTAACAGGGGGTAAGCCAACCTCACCGCTTACGTCTTTAATAGAAATTGGGCCGGAGGATTGCGTAGTCATTATGGGGTACCGAACGCTGTTACGTTACCGGAAGCAATAGCATTGCCGCCCAAGTCAATTGACATTTTATCTACTGTCTTATATTTAAAATATATCTTAGATGTGTTCTCAGTATGTGTGCCAGATTGTGAACCTGATGTAACTACAAGTGTTTGCCATGTTGCAGTACAAGTACCTGATCCAGAGAAAGCAACCACTGCACCGCCGGAAGTAAGCGATACTTGGAACGTAGTAGATGTTCTGTTTATTACGTAATAAATTGTCCCTGCAGTTATAGCAGATGGGCATCCTGCACCAAACACAACTACCTGCCCGTTAGTGGGGGCGGCGGCAACTGCAAAAACGCTAACCGTTGCAGCGGCATATGTAGCAGTTTGAGATTGTCCTAAAGTAGTCGCTAAGTTGTAAGTTGATGATGTACGGTTAAATACATAGTAAGGCGTACCTGCTGTTACTCCTGTTGGTAACGCGCCTGTTGTAGTAAAAGCTACTGCTGTCCCGTTTGCTGGTGCTGTTGTTACCGTTACTGTCGTTGCTGCGGGGGTTGAGACAGTCATCGTTGCCGCTTGTGCGCCGTTTGTTTCGGACAACGACCAGTTAGTTAACGTGACCGGGATATTAGTCACCGCTGTTTTAACATACTCAGTTGTTGCAAGCTGTGTGCTATTAGATGCTTGCGGGGGTGTGACCGCCAGTGATACTGTAGATACAGTATGGACACCCGTGCCGCCAGCGGTTACTTGTACTAATGGAGACAGCGTGCTGGAAGTCGATACATTAAACGTGGTCGCGTTAATCTTAGATACGTAGTACAGCGTTCCAACCGTTAAGCCTGTAGGCAGTGTGCCAGTAGTTGTGAACACAACTGCGGCGTTAGTAACAGGGCTTGTTGCAACAGTTATTACAGACGGGTTTGCAATAGATATTGTTGCGGTTTGCGAACCCCCTAAGAACGCTGAGTTTTGGACAGTTAAGTTACCATCAAAAGTTGGAGAGCCTGACGTAACCAAAGAACCATATACAGTTAAGTCACCAACAATCGCATTAAGCTGTTCAACAACATTAGTGTCATCACAACGCAAAAGAACTGAAGCGCCTGCCGGAACCGCAACGCCTGTACCTGCTGCTGTCGTGTTACCTGCTACGGTGCTTGCATAAACAGTTACTGTTGTTCCGGGACCGCCAACGTTAGTGGCATTAACAAACACATAGAGTTTAGTAACAGGTGGGACGTATACATTAAGCGATGTTGATAACGCACTAGTCACTCTAACCGCAGCGTTACGCGCTTCGTCGTATACACCGTCCAATACCGTTAGTGCTTGGTCGGAGCTAAGTAGTGCAACATCTGCTAAACCTGCGATAGCATCTTCGATAATGGTGCCAAGATTGGCGTTAGTGATTGAACCCCATGTACCGGATTTTTCACCGTTCGCCATCAATTCGATGCGTAGGTCGGGGGAGTATGTACTTGGCATAATTAACCTTTAGATAGATACATTGCACGTTCTTCGTTTCGGCGGCGTGTCAACCCTTTGTTTACAATACCGCTTGCTTTGTTGTACAACAAGAAGGCATCGGATGCTTCTTCAAAATCACCTCGGTTGTGGCGCATTCTGATGCTTGAACGCTGCAAGGCTCCGAGGCCACAGTTGAAGGAAAAGCTGACCAGAGCGTCAAACCTGCCTTGATTAAGACCAGTAGGGCAAAAACGAGATACGCCTGACTCAAAACGTCGAATATCACTCCTGAGTATCTCATCGACTTCCTCCATTGTCAAAGTCCTATTCCACTCTGGCGGGCATGTCAATAGCCCAGCAGCCTTAGCTGCTTTACGTTCTTCCAGCTTCATCGCCATGTGCTGCGGGGGAGCAATCAAGTGCCCCACCCCAGTTGTCCAAAGCAGTATGTGGTCGAGGTACGGCTTGACCCGTACCCCTTCGTTTTGCTTAATTGATAACAAGCAACGATCTGAGACTTTCATTTTTTGCTAAACGCCTGAGTACCAAACCAAAATGCAATAATGGAAACTAAAATCTGCATCTCGTCTTGGTCAAAGATCATCTTCATAGCTTCGTAGAAATCCAACCCGCTAGACCATGCCCAGATAATGCCGGATATATCAACGATCATTAACAACAGCACAAACATGTAAGTCACCACTGGACGTACTGACGAGCGTAAGTTAATCACCCATTGTGATGCGCCTTTACCTATTTCTATGTCATGCTGGTATAGCGCTTGACGTTCTTGCACGTCAGCTTGAATCTGAATCTGCTCAGTATGGATAGCTTCAATTTTTTCTTGTGAAGCAAAGCCAGCCATCTGCAGTTTCATCTGCTGTTCCATCTGCATCTGAGCTAAAAGTATTTCGTGCTTCTTGTCTGAGCGATCTTGAAAGAACGCCAGCAGCTTAGGTAAGCCGCCCATTAAGAACGATAGTGATGTTGAGATTAGTGTAAGCATTATTTTTTACCTCTTTCTTCCATAAGTTTGATTCTGACCTGTAGGTCGTGGATGTCGTTATAAATAGCTTCTTTAAGTTTATGTCTTTGTTCGGCAGATAACGGGCTATCAGTTGGTACACCTTGTGGCGTAATCAGTGCGGGCATCTGTCCTTCTATCTTTACTAGGCGCTCATTAAAAGAACCAACCTGATTAAGTAACCAGATAATTGCTGACACCAACATAGGCACTAGCGCCTTTAATATATCTTCCATCTTAAAGTTCATTGCGCCCCCTGATCGAACATCCATTTAATAAACCATGCAAACCCTAAAAGAATTAGCGTAATTACAAACCCACCTAAACAGTTGTAGACTATATTCATAGTCTTAGCGATAGCTCTTTTCTTACGCATCTTCTCTGCTGCTATTGCTAGTCTTGCTTCTGTTGCTGCACGTCTAGCTTCTTCTGCTTTAGCTTCACGTTCTCTACGTAATCGGCTAAGTCTTTCCCAGAACTCATCCCACATGCCACTCTCATCGAAGTGGTAGATCATGATGTGCTTGATCTGATCGTAGTACTGCTTAATCTCTCTATCTGCTGCCATCATATCCATCACATACTCAGCGTCTGAGATGGGGTCTGCTACGGGTTCACCATTTGCTATTGCTTCGTCTTGCGCCTTCTTTGCATCTTCTAAAAGCGATCTATTTTCTTCGTACTTGCTTGCCGCCCTGAAAAACTTTTTCACTGGTGAAAGTGAATCGCCTAGTTTCTTCCCCGACTCTACACACTCGTTAATACTATCAACAGCTTCTTTGGCCTCATCGGCAGCAGACTTAACTGCGTTAACGACTAGCCGTACACCTTGTATGGCTAACCCTATTGTCATCGGGTCGATCATGATTCATCCTCATTTTATTGATTCAGTGGTGGGGTTATTGGCGGCACAAAATTTACAGAGCTTCCAGAAGGGTTAACACCTAAGAACCTAGACGAACCAATTGTGGCGCGTATATACCCCATGTATCCGTTACACGCACCGCCAACAAAAGTAGCACTTTGCAATCCGCCGATACAAACATAGCTACTTGCGTTAGAGTTATTTGCAGTGGTGTTAGTAGTAGCCCCGGTCAATACCATTACACCGTTTACAAATATGCTTGTAGTACTATTATTTCTTATGATCGCAATGTGATGCCATTTGTTTACAACTAAAGGAAAAAGCGTGGATGTGATAAAAGGCGTACCGCCCGTGCCGCCAGCAAGTAAGTTTCCTGCTGTATCTGTACGGAGAAGCATGCGCCCCGCAGAATTACCGTTAAAAATATCAAACAGATAGTTAACAACGCCTAAGTTAGTTGGGTAGAACGTAAGGTCTATACAAAAATCTCCGTTGCCAAGCGAGAAATTTGGTGACATAACACTTTGCATATACCCTGTAGTCGTGCCGTCAAAATACATAGACGGATAACCGTTATACGTAACAGCAGTGCTTGTCATACCCGTTTTTAGTGTGACTAAATTACTAAACCCACGATCATCTCGTATGGCGTAGTTACTCATGTTTAACAGTAACTTAACTGACCCCGCTGTTAAAGGATCGTTCGCAGTCAATGGCACTTGTGGCGGTGTAAAGATTACTGCGTTAATAGTGGTGCTTGCTGTTGAATACGCAGTTGGAATACCGCCTTGCACAAAACGAACGCCTGTAATAAAGCCTGTGAAAGGTAGCGTTACTGTATTAGATACACCAATCCAAAACTGACGTGTAGCTGTACTGGTATACGCATTTGTTCCGGTTGTTGTTAACACGCCGTTAAAAAAGGTTCTATATACGCCACCAACAACAGTAATCACAACGTGATACCAACCACCTTGTATTAAGGTGCCGATAGTTTTAGTAGTGCCATCCGAAGTTGTGATTTGATTAGTAGTGTTTACAACAAGTGCCCAACGTGTGTCGGTAGTACCGATAATTTGTTTATTAACCCCCGTTGCGCCTGTGTAATAGAAACTACACTCTAAACAGAAATCACCAGTGCCCACAGCATAGTCGGTGCTTGATGGTGTAGTAAGGTAGTCGCCCGTACCGTCAAGCATTACTGAACCACCATTACGCCCTGCTTCTATTGGGAAAGGGTATGTAGATGTGTTAGATGGGTTAACTGGGCGCTGGTTAATATATCTTCCCCCCGATCCCGATGCAGACATTACTACTGCTGCAACATCACTGTTATTCTTTACTACACTGCTTTGACAAGTTAATACACGTGTTACACCTGCAGTAGCTGTTAACGGTGCTGTAGGAGGTGTGAATGTGGTTGTATAAAGTGCCGTGGTGCTATAACGGAAGTTACTTATATACCCCCTAAAACCCGGACCCAAAATACGCGTACCAATTTGCAATACTGTTGAAGTAAATGTACGTGATGCTAAAACAAATGGTGACGGCGCAACAATTACCCCGTCTACATAAACAGTAAACGTAGTTCCAACAGCAGCAACCGCAATGTGGTACCACTTGTTTGTGTTAATCCAACCACCCAGAGTTGACAAGAAAAACTCCGACCCCGTATAGCTCATTGAAAGCTGGCCATTAGCGTAAATGTAGAAGTCGAATCCGTCCGCCGTATCTCCCGTACGAGTGTTCATTAACGTTGTCGGGTTTTCTGCGTTTGAATCTAACTTAATAAACATCTCGTAGGTAAAGTTACCTGTACCCGCAGCGGTAACACTTGTAAGTGATAAGTAATCACCGCTATTTAGATATGTAGAATACCCTGTGTTTCTATCAATAAAGTTGTAAGGGCTAAACGATCCCTGCGCTACTTGACCAGCAGGGGTTATTGTTGCACCCAAAGCAGAATCAATAAAAGTTTGATTGTCTGTAACGGTAGTAGTATTCGCACGTACTAGCGCCGTTGTGTTACAGAGCTGATTACTAACTAATGTATCGTTATACGCCAGATCACGTTGTACTCGTGTAGCTGCCACATCTTGTAAGGTTAAAATCCCAAGCGAGTCTGTGTGGCTATTTGAGCCACGCGTGTTATAGGGCGCGGTACCGCCATAAGGAGAGAACTCAGAAGGACGAACAATAGTTGTGTTACCTACGGGTGTAGCAGTGAAAGGAACTGACAGTGTTGCGTTACCGTTTGAGTAGTCATTAAGTAACGGGCCGCAGCAAGTAAGAAGCCTTGCAGAAACAATACTAGAGTTAAATTGCCGCAGTTGCATAGGTGGGTTAAACCCTGCAACAGGGTATGCGACGGTGCCTATAACTAAACGTACATTTGATATGTACCCTGTAAACGGATTGGTTATGTTTGCATCGACACCAACACGAATAGGAATAGCAGAAGCCTCCCCCGTTAAACCGCCGTTAAAAGATGTTGAAATCGCATCTCGTTCGCCATTTACATATAAGTAAATAGTATCGGTTGCGTCTTTCTGTACGCACACGTGGTTCCAAACTCCGGGACGGATAAATGTCGACGTGCCAGTAAGCGTACTTAAACCAAAGTTAAGCGAGTTATATGCAAACTCTACTCTGTTAGTGGATGTACGACGCAACGTAAACTGCCCTACGGTTGTGTAGTTAGTAATAATCCCTACTGTAGTAGAAACGGTTTGTGGAAATATCCATGCCTCAATACAAAATTCTTGCGTAGTAATTGTGTAATTACCCGCTGACCAAGGCGCTTCAATATACGTGCCTACAACTCCGGGAAAAATAGCAGACCATCCGGGCTGATCCCCTAACGTGTACACATTACCAATATAACGTTTTGACATAGTTATTGCCTTGTAAAACCAACGGGCGGTGGAGTAAATGTTCTTCTATAACGTGCGATTTTTGAAACGCGTACATCTTCAATATACACATTAGCAAAGCCCGTATTATCTCGCTGCGCACCGATATAAACCCCTGTTGTACTTGGGCTATCAAAGTTAGATACCGCTACAGACGATACCCCTGACAAAACCCCATTTACATATATTGCAAGTCCATACGGCGCTACTGAAGTTCGCACAACGGCAACGTGTGTGTATGTATTAAGACGGATTGGCTGTGATGAAGCAGTTATTGTTGTGGCGGTATAGGTAAAAGTGAACTGATTTGTAGCGTTTATAGCTAAACTCCAACCTAAACTGGTGGTTGAGCCGTACGACACTAAACCGTATGCAGTATTCGGTGTTTTTAAATACACCCACGCTTCAATCGTAAATTCGCCTGTATTAAAACGTAGCGTATCCATCTGAGCACTGGGGGTAGTACCCCAAAGTGATGATGTGCCTATTAAATTAGCAGCTCCCGTACCATACTTAATAAATTGTGTTGCAACGGTTGTTGATGGGAATAGTGTGCCTAATGCGGTAAAAGCTACACCGTGCGCAGAGTTCATTAAACCACCACGCTGCCCAACAATACCGCCACGTAACAAAAATGTTGTGTTAGGCACCGCTGATAACGGTTCAGTAGGTATTGATGCTGGAGTGCTGTACGCTATAGCAGTACCTTTAATAACACGCACGTTTGAAATTAAACACGCCGATATGTAATCAGAGTTGGCTACGTTACTTGACCCAATAGTCATTGCTGATGCAGAGTCAGGAATACTACCTGCTAATGTTACAGGTGTTCCTGTTGATGCTCCGTTAATATACAGCGTCCACGTAGTACCGCTTCGCACAAACGCAATATGGTTCCATGCTAAAACTTGAATAGCATTAGCAGCAGAAGTAATAGTTACGCCATAAGTTGTTCCGTTAACTGTAGCAGTGGCAGTAACTGCGTTAGATGAAGCTACTAAATTGGTTCCAGCAAACTGTGCAGTGGTTGCACGTTTACCTAACAAGCCGCCTGTAAGTGTTGTGTATGGGAACACAAACATCTCGATTGTAAAATCGGATGCACTCATATCGATTGCCGCATTGTCCGCTGCACTTATAGACGCACCACCACTATGGTAAAAGCTACCTGTATCAAACATTGAATAGTCACAACGAAACGGTGTAACTGGGGCGCAGTAAGGTATCCCATTATTTTGCGCAACTGTTGCGTTAGTAGCTGAATAATCGCGTAGTATGCCTGTAGAAAGCACCATCAATGTAGTGTTGCCATCTGTAGTAAGTGGCGCTGTCGGCATTGTGTACGCACGAACAGAATTAGACACTCGCACATTAAATGCGCTGTAGTTTGCCGTTGTACCTATGTCTGACCCTGTTGAATAAATACCTACAGTAGTAGGGGCGGTTAGTGTAACAGTGCCCGATACAGTTTCTGCCTGTCCATTAACACCTATGCTAAGTGCGCCTGACGCTGATCTAAACTGTAAAAACACCCACTGATTTAATGGAATAACTGAACTTCCAACAATACTTTTATCTGCGCCGTCGTTCCAGTAAAATGTTGCTTTGCCTGATTGATTTACCCCTGCTTCCCAATACCTACTTACTGTAGCCGCTGTATTTTTTAACAGTGTGTAATACGAAACGCTAGTAGTAGGGTACGCATATAAATACACCCAACCTTCAATTGTGAAAGTTGAAGTTGCCCCGATCGTAAACCCAATGCTGCTATAGGTACAGTTTGCCACACCTTGAAAATACATCGAATACCCTTCAGCACTAAACGGGCTGATGGCATTCTGTTGAAATTTATTAGTGGCGGTGTTTTGGTTTATTGTACAAGTAATACCCGTTGCGCTTGTATCGAAAACCGTACCGTTAAAAGAAGCGTTAGCCGCATTGTCTGATTGCAGTTGCAAAACAGTTTCAGTAAACGCATTCTGTCCTATCCACTCGCTTGCGGCGAGTGATTGCCCTGCAGATGCAAGAGAATATATCCCGTTAGTCTGCGCAATGGTTCCGGTTGTACTAACAACGTTAGCTGCTAACGGATCGGTTGAAGGGGCGTTAAATCCGCCTATCTGCCTTAAGGCCATCTAACCACCTATTAGGTTAAGACATCAAAAGAAGCAACAATGTGTAATGCACTTGCAGTACCAACAATAACGCCTAACGATTGATTCTCAGTTATGTAGAATGCAGACGTTTTATCTACAACAACAAGTGTCGCACCTGCTGGCACACTGATCTGATAAGCAATGTAGTAAGCAGTACCAGAGGCATACGTGCCGTTGTTTGATATAGCAACAGAGATTGTCGCAGCACTTGCTGTAACGTTCGACACCATGATGGAGTTAACTTTGTTAACAGAATTTGTTGCAGGCTTTAAACCTGTCAACGATGTTGTGCCATCATACGTCCATGCAGTGCTTACTGCGGTTGAGGAAGGTATAACGTATGCAGTTTGCCCACGAATCGTACCTACGTTTACTAGATTTGGATTTGCCATGTTTGCCTCTTACAGATTAAATACAGATTGGTATACAAGCTGTCTTGCTTGATGTACTGCGCGTTCTGCTGGGTATGTAATAAATACATCCTGCACACCAGAAGAAAAGTTTACGATTGCGTTGGCGTTGCTTGACTCAAAAATTTCGGTTCGAGTAAGTGTGTTTAATGCTGAGTACGTGCCCAAACCTACTTCCCAGTTAGCGCCTGTTTGATCTGCAATTGTGTAGTAGCAAGTGTCTCCTACAGCCATTGCTGTAGCAAATGTTTCATAGCCTGTTACAGCCGTTAATGGGACGGTGCTGGTTCCCGGTGCATTGGTTGTCGCTTTTACACGATCTGCTGTAATTAAAGCCATATCCCACCTATATTAGTTTGATACTGTATCAATCGGTTCCCATCCACCAGACGGGTACGTTTCGTCGGAAGGTAGGCTACCCCAACCACCGGAAGGCGTAGTACCGCCTCCTTCTGGGCTGCCCCAATCTCCGTTTGGTGTTGTGCCTGTTGGTCCCCACAGCCCTGCGGCAAAACTTTCATCAGCTACCGTTATGCCTTCAAGTATATTATTAAACAGTGTTGTAGTTAGCTCATACTGATCTAACACGTCTACTGTTTCATCAAGATTTGCGTAGTAGTCTACTAAGCCTACGGACGCGCCTGCTGCAGTTAGCTGTTCTTGTACATAGTAGTTAACTGCATAATCTGTAGCAACTTCATCTTCGCACAACAAAAACTGAAGAACTAACACAGTAACTAAACGGTCTATTGCTTGAGCATCACTAAACGCTGCCGATTCCGATAAATCCGTAATTATGGTAGCTACTGCTGTTTGCTCACTGCTAGCATCTAAGTTTTCGCTAATATCGGTTACAAAACCTGTCAGAACGGTTTGTGCGGCGGCGGAGGATGCCGTTTCATCTACGCGTACTCGATACGAAAAGATGCCGTCGCTTTCCGCAGCAAAACTCATTGATTCTGAAACATCAAACAGCAAATTAACTATTGTGTTCTGCGCGGCTGCTCCGCTTATAGCCGCAAGCAGCTCTGCCGCAAATATAACGGTTGTTGTTTGTTCCGCACTTGTTTCTATAGACTCCGTAATATCTGCGGGGTATAAACCAAGCGCTGTTTGTGAATCGGCAGCCTGTATTTCTTCCTCAATGCTGCCCGGTAAAATACCAATTACTGTTTGCGAAGCAGCCGCTTGTACCGCTTCGGCAATATCAACAAGCATATTTGCTATTGAGTCTGCCACGCCTGCAAGCTCAACGTTCTCTGCTATATCCGTTACAAACGTAACAATCGTTGTTTGTTCAGCACTTGCTTGTACAGCTTCCGAAATGCTGGACACAAATACAACAATACTAGCTTGAGCAGCTTCCGCTTGTATTTCTTCCTCTATGTCCGCAGGCAATACCGCAAGAGCCGTAACTTCATCGTCACCGCTAATGGTTTCGCTAATCTGCTGCGTGTTTTGAAAAATAACGTCTGTTTCTTCAAAGAATTCAGCTTCTTCTGTGACTGATACAACGAAGTCTGCCGTGTTTGTAACAGCGTCGCTTGCGATTGCGGATTCTGAAACGAAGTTAAGTAAGACAACAATGTTGGTCTGCTCTTCGCTAAACTCTGCAGATTCGTCTTGGTTTAGGAATAACGCGTCGCCGCTTAAGTATGCGTCTGCAAACGTTGCCTCTTCATCAACAGCAGCTGCAAAATCAGCGGTGGTTGTTTGGGCAGCGGAAAAACTTGCTGTGTCATCAACGGCTGCAACAAAATCAACCGTTACTGTTTGTGCGCTAGCTGTGCTAGCTGATTCGGAAACCGCCGCAGTAGTTTCTGTTATTTGTGTTTGTTCGGAAGAAAACAGCCCCGTTTCGCTAACGGTTGGAACAAAGACAGCGGATATTGCTTGTTCGTTTGAGAAATCTGCTGCGTCGTCAACTGCCACTGCAAAATTAGCAGTGGTTGTTTGTGCGTTTGAGAAACTTGCTGTGGCATCAACGGTTGCAACAAAATCGACCGTTACTGTTTGTGCGTTAGCTGCGCTAGCTGATTCACTAAGGGCTACGCCACCAATCGTGTCTTGGTCTTGTGCGGCGGAGACGGTGATTGCTTCATCTACATCTTCGAAGGATGTGGTTCCTCCGCCTGAACTCGGTAGTGTCGAGTAGGCTACCTGAGAATAGGCGGAGAATCCGTACATTCACTCTTTACCTTTTAGGCGGCTGTTAACACATCTTCGTCAAACCAACGAGTTTGTTCAACACCGTTAACATCTTCCCAAGTAATCAAGTAACGCACCACACCATCTTCATTCATAGCAAGGGCTTGTACAGGACCGTTTGGCAATACGCTGTTTACAATAACGTTATCGCCTTTTTTAAATTTAGTAGCCATTTGTTTTCTCCATTAAGCCGCAGTAGCGGTGAATGTGTAAGTAACGTTAACCGTATCGCCGTTGGCAACACCCTTGTTACCGCCTGTGAAGTTACCTTCAGAGAACAAAATGTCGGTTGTTAACGATGTGGACGAAGCGTTACATAAGAATGCACCCGCAACAGTAGCAGTACCAGTAATGTTAAACACTGACGGCGATGCAGAATTGGAAATAACCGAAAGTCCGGTGGCTAATGACGCTGCGCCCCACGTAACTAATTTTCTAGCACCGGAATAAATAGCACCGGAGCCAGCCAGCTCTGTCCAACCACCGTGTGAGTTAAGTGTGTCGCCAGCAGCATAAGACGGGGTTGATGCGCCGTTAATTAGTCCAAGATACCAGCTAGGGCTGTAGCCAGAACCGTCAAAGAAATTATCGTTAAGGTACTGTAGACCAACGTTAACAACTAAGTTATGAAATTTATCTTCCCACTTAAGATTACCGTCTTTGTCAAAACAAGTTAAAGTGAAAACACCACCAAAGCCGCTTTGCTCCATGTCTTGCGCAGTTTTGCCTACGCCAGCTTGGATTGATTCGGCCATCGAAGATTTTGCGATAGGCATGATTGCTCCTTAAGAAAAACGAAGTAAAGCCGTTGACGCTGAATTAACAGGCATCGTAACGGTAAAAGTAGTACTGCAAGTTTTGTCTGAACCGAAATCCAGTACAGCCACAGAAGCATTGCTCCGTGTTGTGTTGTATATGAGTGCTCCACGAGCCGTAAATGTTGCCGGGTCCCATACTACATTATCGAAGTTCACATATACAACACCGTCTGCCGACGTGCCAATAGTCACGCCAGTAATTAGTTGACCGCCGGGCGTGTATCCAGTGCCCGCAATCTCGTTAGTTGGATCGTATGCCGTTGTGTTTGGTCCTAGCGTAGCGAACCCGTCGTACAACGCCATATACAGCGCATCAGTGGACAGGTCTTGTCCTGCCACTAGCATTTGCTGTTTAAAACTCGTCGTTAATGTTTGCTGCAACGCCATTACGAAGTCACTTTCATTTTATATTGACCATCGCGATACGCATCGCCACGTTCTAAGCCATCGCCCAGACGTTTCAACTGTTTGATGCCTTCATCATATTTCTGCTGGTAGAAAGCCATTACGTCTTGCTCACCCTTCATGAATCCGTACGCTTCAACTAAGCATGCGTACAAAAGTACCTGCTCGTAATTGTCGCCTAACCATGAAGTTCCGGTGGAATTATTTATCGTTTGCACGGTCGCTGTAAAGCCCACACCACCACCTAAGCGCACGTCGTTTAATGTCAGCGAATCGCCAACCACGTATAACGAACCACCATTTTCTAATGTGACAGAAGTGATACCACCGTTTGCTACCACTATTGTAGCGGTAGCCGAGGCACCAGAGCCGCCTACTAAAGCAACGTTGTAAAACACACCGTTGGTGTAGTTAACGCCCGAATTTGAAATCGATGCAAAAGTAATTACGCCTGATACGATTGACGCAGGGTAATAGTAATAGTGCACTTCAAGCTGGTAGTCCGAATCAGGAGTAGGCGCAAACATGTACGCCAAACCATTAGTCAGTTGCCCTGATGCAACAACGGGACCGAACAATGCGTAGTACTTTGGTTCGCCTAAATCTGTTGGATCAGGATAACCTGACCGCAAAAAGTTCACGTCTTTATCTAGTAGATACTCGTAGCTGCCGTCAGGTCTGATTAGCGCAAGTGAGTACGTAGAAAGAAAGTCCTCTGGCGTAGTTAAGTACTGTCCGCCCGAAGTTAAGCGGCCAATTAAGCTTTTACGCAAATAAGCAAGCTGCACAGAATTGTAGATGCGACGTTCCGCCTCCCGCACAAACGTGGGGATATTGCTGTTAAAGTCATCGCCGTAGTTCTGAACGTAACTTTGTATCGCAACGTACAATTGTGCGTAGTTCACGGATTACTCCTTAGCCCATCGGTCCACGTGACATGGTACCTTTAGTTGCTGCACCTGTGCCGCGCATTTTAATGCCCGTTTTCTTTTCGACCGCACGATTAGGATCACCTGCGCTTACGCGATAGGTTGGTTGACCCGGCTTCATGTCTTTAGCAGCCAAAGTGTTTGGGTCAGTCTTGATACTGATACAGTCTTTAGTGTCCACAGAACCTCCACTCATTGTGTGTGGTTTAGCGTATGTCTTGGCATCGCCAATCTCTTTACCGCCAACCTTCTTTGAAAACTTAGCCATGATTAGCCCGTTTTTTGGTTAGCTGCGCGAGCCAAGTTACGACCCATGCTTTTCATAGAGTCAGTAGTCACGCCGCCTTTGGCATAGCATGAACCGCCTTTATTCATTTTCTTGCCGTGCAAGCGCTTTTCGTGCTTCTTGATTTCTTTGTCCGCGATCTTTTTAATCAGCGGTCTGTCTTGTGCTGCATCACTATGTTTTGCCATTTTAAACTCCTATGTCGTCGTGATTGTCACGGTTCCTACTTCGCTTGCTGACACCAGATAATTTGGGGTCAACACCTCATCAAATGAGCTTGCTCCACCTACGGGGTACCAGCCCCACTGAAATACTCGGCTACCGCCTGATGGATAACCGTTTGCATCAACACTTGTACCATTCACATCCGTTAACTGCAAGCCCGTGTAGCCTGATTGGTAGTAGCTCAAGTCAGGACGTGGATCGCGTACAGCTTGCGGATCGTCCACCGGATACATACCCAACGACAACTGCGGTTGATCTGGGTCCCAGCAAGAAGGACAGACCAGTAAGTTATACGTCTTGGTCTTAATTACTTCTTTCTTTAGCTGAGTCAGCTTATATCTAAACCCACAGCGATCACACTCGGCAATCGCATTCTTGCCGGATGAGAACGCATTACCCATTAGAGTCCACCCCCAATAAACTGCTGTCTAGGCACAAACCTTACTGCCGCCCTGTCTTGATCTTCATAAGCCGCTGTCTGCCACGCTTCATCGTACGCAGCTTTCAACATGTCAATGCGAGTTGCGGCCTCTGGGACTTTTAACGACAAGTAATACGCAAGACCTGCCACTAAACAGGGCAAGAATCTAAACGGAATATCCATTGTCTTAGTACCACCAGTACCCGCGTCTTGTACACGGCGCATGCGCCAGTAAACCAATTGGTAGCTATTAGCGGAGTCAGGCGTAGGCCAGACAGTCACGCTTTGCTTTTGGTTAATCGTAATAGCTGAAGCTGCTGCATGCGCAGCGGCAGTTGTGCCGTCCTGCCCGCGATTGCAATTTAATAGCAAAGCAGGGTTTGCTCCAGCCGCAGGTTGCACTTCGTTATATGCAATCAGTTCAGTACCAATCGTGATGAATCCTGCATTAGCAAAACCTGCCAGTGTGGACACTGGGATCGATGTCGCTGTAGCAGAGAGTGCCCCAACAACCGTAGCTGCACTTGGCGCTGCTTGCGCTGTTAAACGCTGGAACCATGCTTGAATCGGACGACCTTGCGTTAACTTGTTTGGAATTGTTGCGTATGTCGATACGCTAATCCGCGTTATAGTAAGGTCGGATTGGTTACTAGCGCTGTTGGCATTAGTACGAATAACATGATCGAGTACATCAACAGTATCGTCAGGAAGTGCATAAGTTGGTTGCCCCTGTGTCAGAATGATGGCGTTTTGTTCAAACGTCCACATGTTCACGCCACGATTAGCCCAATCAGCAAATAGCAAATTCAATGAACGGCGAGCAGTCTTTAACTGATAACCGCTACGCATCTCAGACCCACAACGTTCGAAAGCCTCTTCGGTGATGTCGTTCAGGTCGAGATTAAATGCTGCTATGCCTGATGTGGTCATTTAAGCTCTCGTTTTTCCGCGAATGCAGCAACCGTCTGCACGTTGTGATGCTGTGCGAACCTTACCGCCTTTTTTCATACCGCCAGTAGCTTCCGCTTTCATTCGCGCTTGGTGAGCAGTATTAGCTTGTTCAGCAGCTGCTGCGCTACGGGCACTTTCTTCATCGGCAATACGCTTAGCTTCTGATGGGTTTAGCATCTTACCCATTGCGCCTTCACCAGTAACTGCGCCGTATAAAGGGCTTAGTGTCCCTATAAAATTTTTAAGGCTCATTTTTTCCTCGCAGCTCTCATGTTGTCTACTAGGTTAGGGTACGGTCTACCCGCAGCTTTTGCTGCAGCCTTAGCTGCTGATTTCTTAGCAGGGCTTAACTTCTTTGACTTACCTAAGTCTTTAGGACGCGGCTTTTCCCACACCTCGCCACCGTTTTTAAACTGTGTGAAATCGGTGTCATCCCTACGAGGCTTTTTCGTCCCCGTAGGCATTTTGGAAGGGCGAATCGCACCCATACCGCGAGAGGCCATCATTACTTGCCTCTGCTACCACCGCGCATCGTGCCGGGGGACGACTTCATAACAATCTGAGTGCCTTTGGTTTTGCCTTTAGAAGCAATACCGTCACGGCTAGGAGCTGCTGTACGAACGCCGCCCATTTTGCCAACACCAACTGAACCGCCTTTAGCGTATTTCATTTCGCCAACAATACGTTTCTTTTCAGCCATAAGATTCTTCTTTCCTTTTGAAGTTGAAGCTTTTTCAGAGTCAACACGACCCAGTTCTTCGAGTCTGTTCATACGAGAAGTATTTGCCACGTCACCACCCCTTTTAAAAGTTTTGCCTTTGTCCGCAGACGCGAACTCCTTGCCCACAGACTGCTTAATGCCGACTTTCTTGGCAAAGGCAGGGTCGTGGGCAACCGCCGCCATTAAATTGTGCTGCGCTTTACTTTTGCTCGGCATCGTCTTTTTTCTTGCGGATTATGTCCACAAAGTCTTTGCCCGTAAACATCTCAATGATGCGCATCAAACCCAATATTGCACCAATCAACCCAAAAAGCGGGGTGAGTAATTCTAAGAATGCGCCCACAGCCGCAAACACAGAAATGACATCCACAATGTTCTTTACGTTATCGTGATGTTCTGACATATCAACACTTCCATGCTCTTAAAGATTTATTGATGCGGCTGTTCGGGTCATTTGCCGTTTTCGCCGATGTAAGTTTCTTTTTCATGCCTGACATACGGGCGCAGAACGACTTTTTGCGACTTCCGCCTTCCGGCTGGGGAGCCTTCAAATTCATGCCTTGCGCTTTGGCAGAGGCTCTCCCTTTGGCGTTCAAGCCGCCATTGGGATTCTTGCCCTCTTTGCGCTGCCATGCTGGAGACTTAGCCATAGAATATCGTCACGCTTGAGCCGCCTGCACTAGGCATTACCACGTAAATGCTGGTATTAAATTTAATACCTTCACCGGGGATAACAACGTCCACGACGTTATTACTATTAGCAGGAATATTAAACTGGAGACGTGTAGGACCGTTGACCCCACCGTCTCTAAATTCCATATCGCCCGCTGTAGCATCGCCAAGAAAAACAAGTCCTTTTAGACGAGTTGGCCCTGCGTACAACGTACCCGCTACGCCCGTAATATGTGCTGCTTTAACGTCATATTGCATCGTCATGATGCCCCCCTAATTAGTTTTGTAACGAAGTAGGGATAGCGCCGCCATCAGAGCCACGAACAACGTAGGTAATTACAACAGTAGCCACACCAGTAGTTAATGCAGTACCAGTAGCAGTGTATGTAATCAATGCGTCGGTTGAGCCAACGTTAGCTGCTAAAGAAGCAAAAGTCGAAGCAATCGAAACGTCAGTAACACCAACGCTTGTAATCGTCGAAGCTGTGTTTACGTCTGTGCCAGCAATAGTGATCTTCAAAGTGGTAGCCGAGCTAAACACTGTGGAAGTAATGATTTGAACGCCAGTAATCAACGAGCCAGCAGGAATAGCACCCAAAGTGCCTGTCAAGCTAGCAAATGTGTTGTAAGTTACAGGGATTGTTTGGGCAACAACAGTTGCGCCCATATTACGAACGGTGCCAGAAGTGGTACCTGTTGTGCTTTTAACTGTGCCCAATAGCCAAGGGCCAAGATGAGATGCGAAACCCATGATGAATTTTCCTCACATGCGAGTTAAGTATATCAATTTGCATGTTATCAGCCGGGGCTGTTTGATATACCGGATTCCCGGAACAATGATGTTATACCACAAAAAGGGGGCCGAAGCCCCCTTTTTTATTACGCTGCGCCTTGCGAACCAAACATACCCAGTGGGTCTGAGAAGCCGAAGGAATAACGCTCACGAGCCTTGTAACGTACGTTACCAGTATCGAAGTCACCGTCCATACCAGTAGTCATTTCAGTACGGATAAAGTGCTTCATACCGTTAGGTACGTCGGTTGTTAAGAACCAAGCATTCGTGTCTGTCAAGAAGTGGTTGATTACCCAGCCTTCAGGGATCGAACCGTTGTTCTTGATTGCGTTGATGTCGTTATCGGTTGTGCCAACGCGCAGTGAAGTTTCGAGCAAACGAGTTGCAACGAACTGCAGTGCTGAAGGAACAATCAATTTCTTAGGACGAGCAGCAATCAACAGACCACGTTCATCAGTCCAGCCAGCGATTTGAATAACTGCGTTTTCCAACGAAGTTTCGTTCAAGTCAGCTTGGGTTGTGAATGTGTTGCTGTTGTAGCCACCAGAAATCAACGGATGTTGTGTTGAGAACAACGCAACGCCGTCACCACCAGCGTATTGACCGCCAGTGAAACCGTTGTTTAATGGAGCAGCAGCTTTAACTTGCTTGGTGTACGCCATAGCGCGAGCCAAGCCTTTGGTGTAACGAGCTGATAACGAGTCATACAAGTTATCTTCGATAGCTTCTTCAGTCAAGCTGAAGCCCAAAGCGATAGTTTCGTGGTTAAAGCGAGCAGTCCATGCTTCTTGTGCGTTGTCGTAACGCATTGCAGAACCTTCATTCTTAACAGGTGCTGCTGAGAAGCCGGAAAGCTTGGTTTCTTCTTCGAACGAACGCTCTGAGTGTTCGGTTTCGTAGATTTCCTTGTGCTCTTCGCCGTAACGTGCATACTCCAGACCGAACAGTGCGTTCAGGCCGGGGAGCAGCTCTTTCAATAGTTGTGCGCGTGAAATAGCCATTATTCAGCTCCTTAAGCCATCGCTGTAGCACTGTAATACTCGTGCTGTGCTTGGTTAAACTTAACTATAACTTCTGGGTACTGTGTAAACACAATTGTAGAGCCAGCAGGAATAGCAACGACGGAACCCGGAACAGCGATTGTGTTGTTCATCACAACAGTAGTCACGTTAGTTACCGAGTTAACGTATGAACCAGTACCGATGTACTGACCATTTGAGGCAATGTAGCCAACTTCAGAACCAACAACAATTGCTGAGGTTGAAGCTAATGGTGTAGTCAGGGTAATAGTTTGTGTGGTTGAAGAACCTGTGTAAGACTGAGTTACAGCCGTATCAGGAACAACACCAACAACACGTAATGGCAGAGTAGAAGTGGTAGCTGGACCTGCTGGTGGGGTAACGGTTGGAACCAAAACTGCGTTCAACGAATTACCTGTGTTCAGGTTGCCGCCATTGTCTACGTAACCAACGTTTTGACCTACCATTGCAGAAGCAACGGAGCCGATGGTTGTACCAGAAGTTACTGCAGCAGCTTTGAAAGCGGTGTCAGGATCATCGGTAACGATAGCCATTGCGTCACCAGCTAAAGTGCCTGTAGGCCAGAATTGGCTGAAGGTCTTTTGCTTAGTGATTGGGTTGGTGTAAGTGCAACCAACGAAAATACCAACTGGCAGAGCAGTTGATGTGAACGAAGCAGTACTAATCGCTGTGCGAGTAATAAAGCCACGGTTCAATGAAACAAAATCGCCGTAAAAAATGCTGGTAGCGTATCCGTACTGGATAGGTAATTGGCGAGTAGCACCCGCGAACACCTGACCACCAATCAAGTTTACCGGCTGTAGCCCATAAGGGGCGCTTACAGTTGGATAAGCCATGATTAACTCCAAAAAATTTACTTCGAACCTTTGCCAAACCTAGTCTCGGACGAACTTTCTTTAAAGATAGGCATACGAGCATCACTTTGGCGCATTAGACTGTTATCAACAGACTCCATTTGGCGCTCGGCTTGATTAGCATAGTAGGCAGTACGTGACTCTACGGCTTCATCAGGGGCTTTGCACAGCATAAGTCCACCAATTTCAACATTCCCGTCTTTGGTACCTTCTAACATTAGCTCTGGGTGATCTACTGCTTTCACAGGAACCCAATGCTCCCTCATCGCTCTTGCTACGTTTTGAGGGATTGGCTGACCATTAATATGGGTAGCAATCCATCTAAACTTATAACCCGGTTCCGGTGTCGGATCAGGTAAGCTCGATGCGGGTTTGTAGTCGTACCTAGCGGTTTTTTCGCGTGTTTGTATATCACGTGGTTCACGATTAGCCATTTCTTCTCTCCTGTTTAGCTACTTCATTAGCATACTGTTGTGGGGTCAATCCAAATTTCTTTGCGATTGCATATTGACTAGGGGTAAGCTGAATCTTTTGCTTACCTGTAGAACGAGACGCAGGCGCAACCACAGAAGCAGGCTTCTTAGCTACTGGAGTTTCAGTATCTGACTTAGTCGCGTCGTTGCCGCCAAACAATTCGGGGAACGTCGATTTCATGCGCTCGTCTATTCGAGCGAAGTATTCGTCACTGCGCGGGTCGGTGCCCGAGTTGACTAGTTTGTGGTGCAGCCCTAGTGCATAGCTGGTGTATTCTTCGAACCCCGGTTGACCGTACCACTGGTTTTTAGCCTGCCAGCGCAGGGACTTCTCGTCCGGTTGAACCTGTTGAGGTTGAGCTTGCGGTAGTTGTACCTCATTATCTTCCTCTTGTAAAGGGGTAGGACGATAATTTTTTACTTGCAGCAAGCGCATCTTAGCTTCAGTAAATTCTTCTGAAGCGGAAATAATGGCATCAGTGTCAAACGATTCTTGCGCATCTTTGTACTTACGACGTGCTGCTTCAAGCTGTGCTTCAGCCTCACGTGTGGCAGTATTAATGAACGCTTCTTGTCCCGTATTAACAGTCTGCTTGAGCTTTTTGTTCTCATCAGCCAGATAACGAGCAACTTTCTCTAATTCCTGACGTTCGCGCATCAATTCTTCTTTGCGACGGCGCTCGTCATGACGTGCATGGGTCAATTCCTTGATCCGTGCCTGTACTTTGTCGGAATAGCCTTCAATTTCGTCGTCGGTCGGGTCGTCAACCTCTTTGTCTAACGGTTTACGGTTCCGATCTTTGGCAGGGGTATCGTCAATAATCTCAACTTCAACCTCATCGCCAGCAGCTTCGACGGAATTGTCCTCCAGTTCGGCTGTATTTTCTGTTTCCCTCTCATCGGGAAACTTATATTCATCATTTGGTGGCATAACTACTCCTTAAAATGCGCGGGTTATACCGCGTGGGTCATCAACAACGGCATCAATCTGGTCGTCATTTAACAGACGGAACTCTTTGCCGTAGATTTTGAAACGCGTACCAGAATATGTACGAACTAAAACAAAGTCGCCCGGTTTACACCAAGCACCTGATGGGTATTTCTCTTTGTCTGCATAGGCTTCGGGACCGACAGCTAACACGAACAACACAGTGGTACCGTGCTCTTCTGCTTTCATCAGGGACTCAGCTTTAACAATGCTGGAACCATCAAACTTATCTGATACATCCGGCACGCCACACAAAATCTTCCAGCCCGTAGGTTTAGGAAGCATGCGTCCACGTTCTTCAATAGGGACTTGTTCGCTGGGTTCGTCTATTTGCTGAATTGGCTCGGGCATTGTTATTCCCGGTGGTAAGAGCAGGTCGCTCATCTTCATCCTCATCTTTCTTTTGTGCATCAACAAGGTCTAGTAAGTGTCGCTCTGCTAAGGCAAGACCTTGAATAATCCCGCAGAGTTTTTGGTAAGTCGCATAGTCCGTACAGATGCCGTTAGCCATATCATCTGTAAAGGCGTTCATGTCTTTGCGTAATTTGTCGCGCAATACGCTTGCGAAGTTGTCCATCATTTAGGTTTTTTCTCCGTTGGTTGTTTTTGTTTGTTGCTGTTGTTATGTACGTGTTGCAAATGCTGTAGTGCTGCTTGTCTGCGTTGGAAATCGTGTTGCTCTTTGCTCTTGGCCAGATCAATACCCAGACGTACGCCTTCTGCTTCGTTCTGTGCAACCATCTTGGCTTTGTTTTCTTCGATCTGTGCGCCAACTTTCATTGAATCCAACTGCAAACGACCTTTGATTTCTTCTTTGCGAAGTTCGAGTTCGTCGGCTTTGGTTGCCGCATCGGCTGCAATTTTCTTCTCTTTGAGTGCAACTTCTTGCTGTTTGATCTGCAGTTCTTGCATTTGCATTTGCACCAACGGGTCTTGCATCTGTTGTTGTGCTTGTTGCTGTGCAGCTTGGCCTTGGCTTTGCTGTAATACTTGTTGTGCCGCTTGCGCCATCATTGTTGACAATGCTGTCTCAACTTCCGGCGGTAATTGCTCATCTTCTGGCGGTAATGAGAAACCGAGTTGCTGTTCAATCTTCTGACGATATGCAAACGCTACGTGCTCACTTATATGTGTAGCCATCGCTGCTTGAATTTGTGGTGCTTTAGGATTCTGTCCTATTAGCTGTGCAATCATTGGATCGCTAACGGCAGCCATGTGCACTTTAATATGTGACTCATGATCTTGATACAAGAACGCTTTAGTAGGCTCGCTCTTCATTATCATCATGTTCTCTGACACTGGGTCTTTCGGCTTCATGTCATCTTCAAGCGGTATCAGCTTGTCAGCATTCTTAATACCTAAGACATCCAACATGCCACGATGTAACTGCGGTAAGTCATAAATGTCTGGTGCCATCTGCGCCATCTGAATAACAGCTTGGTACTGCACCACGCGTTGAGACATGGTTGCTGCGTTAGGATCAGAGACAGGAATGATGTCGACTAAATCGTAATCTTCCTTACGTGCGCGACGCTCGCCATACTCAGGTGTGTACGAGTATTCAGTATCTGCGTAGTCACGAATCAAGTTCTTAATGAGCTTAAGTTCTTTTTTCAGCGAGAAGTGGATACGTGCTTGTACTGCCGTCATTACTTTTAGTTGACGTTCGAGCAGTGCTAGCGTTGTACCGACAGGTGCTTGCGCACTCATGTCGGATACATTCATATCAGCCGTCGCAGCAAAGCGACGACCTTCTTCAACTATATTGCCAAGCAGTTGATAAAGAACCGCCGAAGGTTCTTTGTACGGCAGTGGGAGGATGCTATCTCGTATGTTTCCGCTGGACACGTCAACGTCACGCCACTCGCCGGGGGCGATAGGGGTATCGTCGCCTTTGATCCGAAGTCCACGGGACTTAAGTCCGCCCGGTAAGTTTGATAATGTCCCGGCATCAACCAGTTGTCGCATGAGGCTGGTTGCGTTTTTGGCGAACCCGCCAACAAGGTGGAACAATCCAAAGCCATACGCACCGAATCCCGGTATGTATTGGTAGTGGACAAAGTATTCGCGCTTAAGTCTAAGTGGGTCATCTTCTCTCCAGTTTCTGCGGATCGACAGTATCGTGTCGGTTCCTTTTATTATGGTTACGACGTAAGGCAATGCTATACCTGTCTCATCGCCGTCGTCATCTACATCTTCAAAGCCTTTTAAATCTAAATCAACGTGGCACTCATATAAGACATAGCGGTCATCATTCAGATCGTTAAAGCCCGTTTCTTTATCTTTAGCTTGCTGAATGTTGTCGATCTGTCTTGTTGGATCAGGCAGTTCAACGTCACGGTAAAACCCTGCTTGCTGCAACTTCAGAATCTCATTCTTGGTCTTGCGCATGACGTGCGTTAAGCGATAGCACGTATCCATATCAGTGTTACCGTATGGCAGGAGCACATCTTCGGCAGGCACGAACATCGACACCTGTCGTCCCAAATTGGGATCAAAGTAAACTTTCTTAAATGCAGAGCCTGTTGCAGGCAACGACCAGAGCATGCGCTCGTGCTCATGACGGTACTCTGTCATGCGCTCGGTCAACTCGTAGTTCATATCATCTTCAACGTTCAGTGCAATTTCTTTTATCTCATGCGTTTCCTTGCCTAGAATCTTAGTACGCACAGGACCCTGCGCAGGGAACGTTTCGGTAATTGTCTCGGCTTGGAAGCGAACAATTGCTTCCGTCAACATTGGATGGAACACGCCACATGCGCCATTCCACGGTTCAGTACGCTCTTCGATCTGCAAGCCCAATAGCTTTAAGCCCTCGACATACGCTTTCTCCCACTCTTTACGAGAGCCTTTGTCGTTCTCAATCTCGCCGTCAAGGTCAGACGCAACGGCAGTTAGTGCGCCATCATCCATTTCTTCAGCAAGGTTGGCATCAAAGTCATCTTCGACTTCGCCTTTCATTATGCTTAACTCAAAGCCCGGACCCTCTATATTGACCGCTTCGGGATCAATGATCTCAACTTCGATGCCTTCTTCGTCAGCACCGAGTGACTCTAAACCTTTAGGGGCTTGATATAGCCCTTTATCCATATTGGTTGCCATTATCTATCCTTAATAATATGCCGCTTTGCGTCCGATGCGACTGAACTTGTCGTCACGTTCATCAGAATCAAGGGTAATAAACCCCCCTTGTCTGAAGCGTAACAATGCCTGAGACGTAGTATCCACGTAATCGTCGTGTTCGCCAACAGGAAATGCGGCGATTTCTTCAATCACTTCTCTTGCCCATCTTGTGTCTGGTGCCCACACCGTGCCGGACGAAAACAAATCCGATACAGCATTTAGTCGGACGACTTTGTCGTTGCCACGGGAGGGATTGGTTTCTTGGACGGGGATTCCCATCGCTCGGAGTTCTTGGATGAGGGGTGCACCAGCCGCCTTTTTCTCCACAATGAAGGCATCGGGTTCCCACTCTTTGTAGTGTTTAAGTGCGACACGCTTTAGCTCCGGGAAGTCCATACGGTCTTTGAACGCATCCAACAGGATGACCTGCGGCTTCATGTTCTCTTCCTCATTATAGAACACGCCCCACGTTGTGCAAGCAGAAAAGTCGGCGGTGGTCTTTGCCTCAAACGCCGTATCCCATGACTGTATTATATAGTCGCACTTTGGTGGGTCATCGTGATCCCATAACCGCCAGCTCTTTCGGGAGATGATGGCTGACGACTCGGATGTCGGCTGCTGCATGTACTGCGCGTTCCAATACCGTGGGTCAAGTGACGCTTTGACTTTCTTCATCGATTCCAACGGCCACTGCTCCGGCCACAGACTTTTCTCTTTCTCCGTGTTCTCGAACAGGATCGCTGGCAACTCGACAATCTCCCACGGCTCCGCATCTGGGTTGCGTGTTTGATAATCCATCAGACGACCTGTCAGGTCGAGCAACGACCACCGCGTCATAACTACTATGATCGCCCCACCCGGCATCAAACGTTGGAGTGGACCCGTTTGGAACCAAGACCACGCCGTATCGAACGCGAGTCTACTGTTTGACTTTACATCTTGCTCGGAATGAGGATCATCAATAACAAATAAGTCAGCACCACGCCCAGCAAGAGCACCACCAACACCAGCAGCATAATATTGCCCGCCCGCGCCCGTCGACCATTTGCCCGCAGCTTTCTGATCGTCCGCGACAGTCGTGTCTGGGAATATGGTTTTGTATTCATCTGAGTCAATTAAGTTTCGAACCCTACGACCGAAGTCCTCTGACAGACCTGCGGTGTGGGTGCCCATGATGATTTTCTTTTGTGGAAACCTGCCTAAGAAGTACGCCGGGAATAGATACGACGCAAACTCCGATTTTCCGTGGCGAGGCGCGATATTGATAATGACCCTCTTCTTTTTGCCTGCAATAACATCTTCAAAGATTTTTGCAAGTTTCCGATGGTGCGGGCCAACTTTAAAGCCCGGATAAACTTCGGTTGCGAAGCCCAGTATGGATGTCTGCGCGACCTTCTTACCCGCACGAGCCGTCCGTTCTTCGAGGTCAGCAAGTAGTTCTGCTTTCTCCGCCGCAGTGTAGAGGTGTAGATTCTTTTGGAGTGCCCGAATTTCATTCTGACTCATCAACGGATTCATGTTCCTCCACTTCCGTCACGTCAGTGACATCGACGATCTGTGCCATTTTGTTAAGCTTCTCTTTAATACGTAGCTCCAGTTCTGCATCAGACAGCTCGGTTTTCTTGACTTCTATCTTGTCTGTGAACAGCCCGACTTCGGTAATCTTGCCCAACATACCTAGCGCTTTTAATCTTATAGACGCTGTCGGGTGCTCACAATCTTCCAGTATTTTAGCCACAGCATAGCCACGCAGTTCTTGCGCACGTTCGACAAACTGCCAATCGTAAGCTGTGAGCATACTAACTAAATGCTGCACTGCAGCAGGGGTTTTAATTTTTGTGAGATTTTGCACAGCCGTATCTGAGCCTGTGGCTACGCCAGTAAAAGCGTGTTGCACTTGTTGCGTTTGCAAGTTCGTTAAAACTTCTTCTTCGGTGACTGCCCCGATGGATTCTAACCATTCAGTCGTTTTGACTTGCGCGTCCACGACTGCTGTAGGCTCACTTTTTTCAAGCGGCACAAAGTCTGCGGAGTCGTCGTCCACGTCTGGGGTAAAAAATATTAAGTGATCTAGCATGCGCAGGTCCTTTACAACCTCGTTGCGCGGAGTGTATAGTGCTTTTGGCAAGTGTGCAAGCGGCAACGCGAACTCATTTGCTTCTCCTTCACTTGTTTGAGTGAACTTCGCCCCGGTGCAATACCGGGGATTTTTTTATAATATTGTGTCAAACGTTAGACACTTATCATCTTGATATTTTGAAATTCGGTCATCAATGCTGCAAACTCTGCTTTGGTCATGCCGCTTTGCAAAATGATCTTCTCGACTGCATCGTAAGTCTTGCGAGGGGCGACAATCGCTTCACGTTTCGGTGATGATTTTGCAGAGAGCGATCTGCGTGTTTCACCTCTGAGGTTAGCCATGATGTCACGCACCATTGTTTTCATCGTTTCATACTTGGCGTGCTTGGTAGGCAATACGATCTCTCCTCTGAACTCGACAGGCTTTGCACCTTCGAACCTAGTGCACACATACTCGACAACAACCGGACGCTGCGTAGCAGGTGTATCGAAACCCGCTGCGTGCATCTCGATCTGCATATCGATCTGTGACTCTAAGAAACGTGTGATTGCTGCGAAAGCTGCTTGTTTGTTTGACATGGTAAATCTCCTTTGGGTAAGTGTTGTGTCGCAGAGCGAATTCCCTATCGACAAGACCCATTATCCATACACCCCGAAACGGTCAGCGATTCTCAGCCTGAATCGGGGTCATTGTGACCCTGATGATCGGCATATCTCGACCCCACCGTACCCCCACCCACCCTTTTTGACGGGGCTAGGCAGCTCGGCAGAGTATACGTGCAAGAGATAAGCGATAGACGTACTCATGCTGAGTACTTCCCGTCAGTATACGGGTTGATGTGGGACAAGTGAGCATGAGGGTCACAGTGACCCTTGCAAAATCACCTGTTTCCTACCTATCCATGATTTTGCACACTATCCAACACCCATGCCATCGCATAACCCGCGCAGATACTGGCGATGTCTAACTTGTGTCCCATATATATATCTATTTAAAAATACTTATATATACGTGATGGTGTCCTTTCTGGCAGCGGACAAGACTTTATCCTTGACCCTTTGCCCTTGTTGCTTTCTCAAAACATGGTATACTAGGGACACAAGTCGTGCAAAGCTAGGCGCAGCAAGGGTTTTGGCGTGGCACGGGTAATGGATACTTAACAAAATCAAGGATACTCACATGGATACCTCATACAAACGATACCTCTCGTACCCTAACCGTGAGCTACAAGCGCACCTCGACAAACAGAAGGACACCATGCCAATCGAGGTACGTGAAGAGATCATGCGGCAGGTGCGAGAGCATCGCAAAGAACTACGCTCAGTCACGGCAAAAAAACGTACGGTGAACGCAGCATGGGCAGAGATCATGCGTCCGCTGAAGAGCGAGCTACGCATTGTCAAAAACATGGGACGCTATACCTCAAAGACGTACCACGTGCCCGAACGTAGCAAGGCGATCGCTGAATACCGTGCGGTATTGGAAAAGGCGGTCAGGCTGTTAACAAAATATCAGGCGGGCGATTACACACCACGTGTACTAGCCAAGATGAAGAACGTGCAAAATCATGGCGCGCATTGGGTCGATTGGATACCCGAATCGGTGAGGGTCACGGTGACCCTTATGTTTGAAGCGATACCGCATCACTTCAAGGCGAAATCCAAAGTGCCGTTTGAGAGGCGCAATATAGATGACAAGCGGGACGTGTTGATACGTAGGTTGACACGTACCGTGAAGGAAGAACTCGATCGGGCGTACAAGGACTTAGCCAATGACCCCGATGAGTACGATAACCAAGACCATCACGAGTACATAGCCCGTATGGAATTGGCGCAGCAAGCGATCATCGCATTACCGGATGACGCATACATACCTGCCACGTGGCAGGGTTTATTTAAACCACCGAAGGAGAATCAAGATGACCCAAGCAGAGAAACTAGTAATGCAATTCAAGAAACAACAAGCGATGAACATACCGACAGTCGTGGTGCATAACCACGAGTCATTGACTACGTACAAATTCGACAACCTGCAGGATTTGTTAGCGTATCTCGATGAGCAAAGCGATACGCTGTCGTTTGCGATTGACGTACCAGTGGAGTAAGCAAAATGATACGACCACCGATGCCACGCATACCACGCACACGTGCAACCAATCTCAGCGACAAGGGCATGACGTTGCTGCAGTTTGCGGAGTACGTAATAAACAAGGCACGTGTGCACGTGCCAACTACTATCAACATGGGGGTCACTGTGACCCCCAACCAACCGGAAGGAGCAGCAAAATGACCAATGCTGAAGTCGAAAAAAAGATGGAGCACTTAGCGCACTCGTTAGATGGTGCACTCGATCTGTTATCAGGCGACATCTGGTACGCAGATAAGGTGTTGTATCGAGAGGACGTAACCGATGCGTTGAATGACGCATACCGCAGCGTTACAAAAGCAATCGACTTACTGAAAGGAAAAGCAAAATGAGACCGTATTACTTTAATTACCGTGTGGGCAACAACGTCCATGCGGGCGAGTTTTGGACATCGGCTGCACATTACGTGGAAGCGATGATCAAAAGAGTGCACCCCGATGCCTACCGCATCGTGGTGTGGAGAGCGTAGTACCCGTAGCAAAATCATGGGGGTCATTGTGACCCTCAACCTAACTAACCGAATGGAGATTTTCAATTATGAAATATACAGATTGGCGAGAGCAAGAAGATGTATCCATCACTATTGACCACTTGAAGTACGTACTGGTGCACAGTCGTGCGTGGCATAGACGTGAGCAAAGCAACCACAAGATGCACCCCGCTGTAGTTACAGCACTCAAGCAGTATCGTCCAGATCGTTTGCATCTGCTTGTACTCGAGTGGGCACATCGTGCACACAGCGACCCGTCACGTATTGCTTACACGCAGTCGGACGAGAAGGGCATCAAGGATATTCAAACCGTGACATCAGTCGGTAAGTATCTCAAGCGTCACTTCACCCATATGCCTGACCATGTCATTCGTGACATTGCTGCGCTGTATTCAGGTCACAGCTATGCGATTGTCCGCACCATGCCAGAGATGCTGCAAGTACTGCGTGATGCGCCACAGTCATGTATGAATAACTGTAACTGGAAAGATCGTGATTGGGCGCATCATCCGTACAACGTGTATGACCCTGCGTTTGGTTGGGGTCTTGCATACAGCAAGATGGGCAACAAGGTCACTGGTCGCTGTCTTATCAATGACAATGACAAAATCTTTGTGCGTTCGTACAACGATGGCGAGTCGTTCTCACACAGCAACGAGGGTATCGAAATGTGGCTACGTGAGAATGGCTACCACAAGGCTAGTGATTGGCTAGGTTGCAAGCTCAAGCGCATCGAGCACAGAGGTATGTTCGTTGCCCCGTATCTTGACGGTGACTACAAGTACGTGACTCACTACGGTGATGACTTCATTGTGTGTGAGGAAGATGAAGCTGACTACGAATGCGAGTCGCAAGGCGGCTTTGCACAACCATACAACCAGTGCACGTGCGACAGCTGTGACACAGGTATGGGCGAGGACGATGGTACGTGTGTCGGGTATCACGGTGACGCTCGTATCTGCGATAGCTGCCTTGAGGATTACATCTACGTCATCGGTCGTGGTGGCAACGAGTACTACGTACA